GTGAAGAAGAGCAAGTTCACCGAAGAACAGATCGCCTATGCGTTGAAGCAGGCCGAGCTGGGCACGCCGGTCGCGGAGGTCTGCCGCAAGATGGGAATCAGCGACGCGACGTTTTACATATATGGACTGCTCCCAATAGCAAACGGAGGTTGACGGACACGGAAGTCGATTGCGTACATATATCCGGCGTCAGGGCATCGCCCAGCGCCCAACTGGAATTCCGCACGTGCAGGCCTCAACAACTGGAAGACCTCAAGGGCCGTTATAAAAATCAGGTTCCCTGCTCGCCCGGATCGACCGGTGTGCCACTCGTCAATTCGTCAACGCATCGTTGGTGAAGTTGCTACCCTGCTTTCTGATACGACTGGCCGGTTGCGAGCATCGACCAGATTACGCGAGCCATCTTGTTCGCGATCGCAACAATGGCTCGATTAGCACCTCGTCTGGCTTTCAACGCGAGCGCCCAGGCGTGTTTCTTGTCATGTTTTGTTGGTGCGGTTCGGAGTACCGCGCGAGCACCGTGTATGAGCAAGGTGCGTAGATGCCGGTCGCCTCGCTTGCTGATGCCGAGTAGGTGCGTTCGGTCTCCGCTGGAACTCTGACGGGGAACAAGACCGAGCCAGGCAGCAAAGTGTCGGCCGTTCCGGAAGTCTTTTGGGTCAGAAACTGCAGCAACGATGGCGGTAGCCGTCTTGGGGCCAACCCCTTCAATCTGCGCGATGCGCTGACAGGTTTCACTGGCCTTGAACACCAAATCGATACGTCTGTCGAAGTCCCTTCGCAGCCGAGTGAAGGCGACGATGGTTGTAAAAATCGACTAGATAATCAGTGATGTCTTGCTCTGCATGGCGGTGATCGACGTACAACTGGTCGCCGATCCATTCATTTTTGAGGCTTCGGAAGAAGCGCTCGACCACCGCGTTGTCCCAACAGTTGCCGCGCCGACTCATGCTCTGGATCGTGCCACGGGCGCGCAGCTCGGCGAGAAAGCGCGTGCTCGTGTATTGGCAGCCCTGATCCGAATGGAACATCAGGCCTGGTGGCGGACGACGATGATCGTAAGCCCGTCTTAATGCCTTTAGTGCCAAGTCGGTGTCCGCGTGCTGACTAAACGCCCACGCGCCCTGCTTGCAAACAGGGCTGACAGAGGCCGCTGTCGCGACGCAAGATGCGCTGCCTGATCTTGTCCCACGCGGTTCCGTATCCCCGCGCATGACGATTGCCGCGCACCGCGTCGGACTTCCACTTCACCGCCTCATGGGTGTGCTGCGCGCAGTACGACTTGCCAGCCGCAACGAGTGCACCGCATCCTCGATGCTTACAGGGCTTCATCGTACGTATCGGCATAGGGAAACCTCATTGCGGATTGGGCGCGTAAACGAAAAAGCCCGCGAGGCTTTCACCTTGCGGGCTTTGGTCGAGCGGCCGGCGCTGATCTACGGCATGGCGTCTTAACGATCTAGGTCTGCGATGGCACCAGCACGACCGGGCTTCGCGCATCAGCCTGCGCATTCGCTCGGCGAAACATTGTACGGCGTGGCGTCACGGTGAGATTCGAACTCACGGGCAACCCGGTGTTGGTTTGCAGAACCACCTGGCTGCTCTATCGGTGTCAACCTTGAACCTCTCAGTCACGCGACAAAGAAAAAGCCCGCACAGCAAACTGAGCGGGCTTACTTTGGGCGCACCTCGCGCCCGACGTCGTCAATATAGCGAAACGCGGCGCGGTTTACAACCTCTTTTAATCGCGTCGTCGAACGAGCGCTACGCAGGCTGATGTTCCCTCAGCCACTCGCGTAACGCATCATTCATGCGCGTCTGCCAACCTTCGCCCGTTGCCTTGAAGGCGTCGACAATGTCGACGTCATAGCGCACCGTCAATTGCACCTTGGGCGCTTCGAGCGGCGGACGACCACGCTTGCCTCGCCGCGTCATCTTCGCGAAGTCTTCCGCCGGCACTTCGAACGTGTCGGGATCGGCCGCGATGCCGCGGTTGATTGCCGCGTCTTCCTCGTCCGTCGGCATGACGATCTTACGCTTGCTCGACATAGCTCTTGACCTCCCGCTTGTTCGCCTTACGCATGCTGATGATGTGCATCGAGTCGCCGCGCTGCGTGAACACCACGCAATAGAGGCGATCGCCGATCACACCGAACCCGACTTCGCGCACTTCACTGTAGTCGCGTCGGTCGTCCACGTAGGACAACACGTCCGACCAGTCGAGTTGCGCTGCAAGCGCCAACGACACTCCATGCTTGGCAATGTTCGTTTCGTTCTTGGTCGGGTCAAAGGTGATGTCCATGCAAATTATTGTAGTTACGGTTAATAACAATTGCAAGTATTTTTTGTAGCTACAGTATTTCGGGACACTTCAGCAGGCCGCGACGTTTCAGCGGCCCAAGAATCGACCGCTTCGCCTGCTGATACGTCGCGTGTGCGCCCGGAAAGGCAAACCCGCGAGGATTGGACCAGACGCGAGCACCGCATGCCCGATTCATCTCGCTAACGCGCTTCGGCGCGCCCCTCGATTGAGGGTGTTCTTTAAGAGTGCAAGCGCACCGGGACCCGCCCAGCGGGAGCAACCGGTCGGCTCAACGGTGTAGCCGAGAAACGGGGTAGCGCCCGACACCACTCAGCTTTCATGAGATGGGGTCCTGCCGATGCGGACGTGGTCTGGCCGCGGCGAGGGAGCCAGAGGACGCCGGAGTTGGTCGCGACGCACGTGGCGGTTCGCGAGATAGCCGGATTGTCGTTCGGAGGGGAAAGCGAAGCCGGAAGTCGCGGCAGTGGCCCCATCCCATGAAAACTGACAAGGAAGCAGATCGATTGGTGTTACGCCCTGATCGTTGTATTGAATTCGGACTACTAAATCATGAGGGGAAACGAGGCTCGCGATCGTGCCCCTTCGAAAGGAGATCCAGTGGAATCGAAACGGAAGCTGCCGACCGTGTCGGTCGAGTGGCTCGAAAACGCAGCAGCGGACCTCGAAGTCAGCGCAAACGCGAGCCGTGAGACGTGGGCGGTACTCGGCCTATCTCATCGGTACAGCGAGAACATCGGCCGCGCCCATGCAATGCGGCACGCAGCCCGGTTGAAGCTCGAATACGACCGACGCCTCTTTCTACGGTCGATCGGGCTCAAGGTCTAGGAGCCGATCGTGAGCCAAGCCGCAAAGAACCTCCTCGAACTGCGCCGTCTGCCTCGCGGCGCGCTTGTCGAGCACCTGTTGCGCGAAGTTGCAAGCGATCTGATCGCTCAGGGCATCGAAGATCTTCGCGGAGGCTGCTGAGGTGAAGCACTTCGTGACTGGGGCTTTGGCCCTTCTGATTCTCTGGCTCGTCGTCGAGGTTGCGCGTGCGTTAAAGCGCATCGGCGAAGACGACCACCACATGCACTGACCAACCCCTCCCGCTACAGGAGAACGACATGCAAGTCATCGAAAACACGACGTACAGCGACGGCAGCGGTTGGCTCGCATCGGTTCGCGTTCAAGGCGTCCTGTACGTGTGCAACTACGTCGCAAACAAGCTCACCGTGCAGCTCGGCCCGTACAAGCATCCTCCGCACCGTCCGCGCTGGCACATCCAGCACGTCACGAAGTGGGCCGAGCAGCAAGTCGCCGCCCTGACGCCGGAATGGCTCGAACTGCATCGGGCGATGTACGCATGAAGGTCATCGACATGAAGGCCGCTCGCAAGGCGGCCGAACAGCGCAAGCACCGCGACACCGTGCTCGACATCTACGACCAGATGGATCGCGCCACGAAGCGCACGCAGCGCGAGCAGGCCGCAGATGTCCGGCGCAAAGCGCGCAACAAGCTCTGACCAACCGCGCCCGCCCTGCGGGCAATCACAACCCACCGGGGACCGCGATGCTTCACATCCATGCAAATCACGAATACAACGTCCGTGAAACCCTGACATGGGCCAAGCTCCAAGACGCCATCGAACGCCATGATCGCAACTACTTCGCCGGACATTGCCTCGACGCAATCGAGCTCATGCCGTCCGGCGCCATGCAGCGCATTGAGCCGGCAGCCGATACGTCCATCGAGCCTTTCGCCGCGTCGACCCATGCATATCCGATGGCAAGCTCAGCAGGTGGCAAAAGCTGAAACGCGAGGCTACTGCGATGCGTTTCAGGAACGTGATGATGCCGCGGGTGTGATTTGCAAGGCGCGTCGGTGCGTAGCGCTCAGGCGGTGGAGAAAATCACGCAGGCTGCGCCGAGGCCGACATGCAAGAGCGGATTTTTGCCAGAAAATCGGCAGGAATCACCCAAAAATGCCGCTGCGGCAGAATAAATGTAGCACAGACCGGCCAGACGAGCCAAAGGGGCGGATCAAGATTGCGCAAATCGGTAATTTCTACCCGCTTTGCCCGTTTTAGTGACTTTCGCCCTGCTCTCCCGGCACCGGGAATCCCTCTCCGGCCCGTTTTCCGACCCGCTGGCGGGCTTCACGCGACCCGGGCAAGGGTTACGATGGCCCCGGGCTGCCAGCCGCTATTAGGGCCGCACTTCTCATACAGAAAGCTTTGTAATGTGCAGTGCGTCGCAACAATTGACATTTCTAGGACGTTTCGGGGGCCGGATCGACGCATTTTGCTCATTTTTTAAGCAAATTGGCCCGTTTCAGGCGCTTGGCACTCCGAAGCGCGTAGCGAAATGCCGCCACAGGCCGCTTCACAGTCAAGATTTGGCGTCGGCGAGGTCAATAAGTGGATATTTTGAGCCTGCCCGACCGCGCGGCGACCTGATGCTGTACCCGCCTACACCCATTACCAACTCGACCACCTCCCCAGATTGCCGACTTGGATAACCCGGTCATTGAGCAGCATGAACAGGTAGTCGACGCGCCCTCTGACGGACAAAGCACTTCGCTTCGCTCGACGGTAAGTGCCTGCGAGACGTTGGAGTCAGGCCCCTGTTGACAGTTGATCCCATAATGGGAACAATACCAAATGTTCCCAGGAGGGGAGCGAAAGGGAGGTGACGATGCCAACGGAGAAGCTGCATCATGAGAGTCATTGGGCTCGGCGTGCTAAGCGCCTTTTGTGACGAGCACGCCGACTGCCGAAAATGGGTCTCGAATTGGATTCAGGACGTCAAGCAGAGCACGTGGACGACAACACACGACATCAAGTTGCGCTACCCATCAGCCAGCTTCCTCGCGGAGAACATCGTGATCTTCAATGTTCGAGGAAACAGCTACCGGCTTGAGACGCAGGTTGCACTCGGTACTGGGGTAGTTGCGGTGAAATGGATCGGCACTCACGCCGAATACGACAAACGGAAGTTTTAGAAATGAAGTACAAAGTTCTCAGGACCGAAGACCAGCACCGAGAGGCACTCGAGGAGGCTGAGCGTCTGGTCGCGTTCGATCCTACGCCTGGATCGCCCGACGCTGAACGTCTGGAACTGTTGACGCTTCTCATCGAGGACTACGAAAAGCGTGCATTTTCTTTCGAAGCTCTCGATCCTCTCGATGTCATTGAATTCCGAATGGCAGAGCAGGGATTGCGCCAAAAGGACCTAGTCCCTATGATCGGCAGCCGCAGTCGGGTATCGGAGGTTCTTTCTGGCAAACGCCCGCTCACCGTTCAAATGATCCGCTCTCTGTCGGTCGGTCTCGGAATCCCAGCCGATGCGTTGATTGGGGCCGAGCCGAGCCGAGCCTCTACGGTCGCTGATCAAACCTCACTGGCGATCGACTGGAAGCAGTTTCCCTATGGCGAAATGGAGCGCCGAGGCTGGTTCAAGGGGATTCGAGTAGCCGGTGCGACGAATGAAGATCGATTGCAATCGTTCCTGAAGCAAGTAGTACCGAAAGAGCCAGCGGAGGTGCTTTTCCGCCGACGCTTCCAAGGAATCGAGATAGACGAAAAGTCGTATTACTCCACGCTGGCGTGGTCGGCGCGAATTCTCATGCGAGCTAGAGAGGCCGGTGAATCGCTGCCACAATTTGACCCGGCGAAAATCACTACCGATACGCTGCGCGACCTTGCCCGCCTTAGCTGGCTGGACAACGGTCCGAGGCTTGCCGTCGAGTTCTTAGCAAAGCTTGGCATTGTCGTCATCGTCGAACAAAGGCTACGTAATGCAGTTTTGGACGGCGTGGCTCTCATGTCCGAGTCAAGGCGGCCAATTATCGGCTTGACGCTACGGATAGACCGGATCGACTATTTCTGGTTTACATTAATGCATGAGGTCGCGCACGTTTGGCGACACTTAAGTGATTCAAGCGAAGCGTTTATCGATAGGATAGAGCGTATCGCGAGTGCTGAACGCACGACAGAATCAAAAGAGAACGAGGCAAACAGAATCGCGCGCGACGCGTTTATCAAGCGCGCGGTTTGGGAGCGGAGCCCGGCTCGGCTCGCTCCATCGCGGGAAAGCATCCAGACGCTCGCGGACCAATTGCATATCCATCCGGCCATCGTCGCCGGTCGAGTGCAGTTCGAGACGGGGCAATACAACCAGTTTCGCGAGTTTTTGGGCCAAGGCGAGGTGCAGAAGCACTTCGAGGACGCTTTTCCTGATGCGGGGAACGAAACATGAAGTCACCGGTATACGTGCCCATTGTGAAGGGCAAGCTGTACGATGTGATGGCTATCGGTGCGCTCTCGAGTCAAGAGCGTAACATCACGAAGCCGCTCATTGAGACGATGCCCATCAATCCCAAGAAGCCTGCGATCGATGAGCACGTCCACAAGTTTTGCCAGTACATTAGGAAGCACGTACCGCTCGGTGAGCTTTTTGTCGACTTTTATGGCCTGATGCCGGACGCATGTGCGCCCGATGGCACCAACGCAACGATCTTCGGGTATCAACTCCTCAAAGGCGTGGGACGGTATGCAACCCCCGTTTACGGGCTTGAACGAAACGATGAACTGTGGATTTCGCTGAAAGATGTGGTTGCGACTTTCAACAAAGGATTCGCGTTTCGGCTTCGCCGGGATGATCTCGCCGAGGACTTAGTCGACGAAACATGGAGTTCCATCGTCGAGCGATCGGCTCAAATGGGCCTCAAGGAAGATGCGGTCGACTTGATTCTTGACTTCGCGAGTCTGCCGGACGCTGACACGGCTGAAATCGAAGAAGCTGTGATTTCTTTCCTCTTTCACAATCCACGCGTGAGGCGCTATCGCAGTATCGTCGTCGCTGCATCGTCTGCTCTTCGGACCGTGGGTGATGTTGAGAAGGATGGCGTGAGCGAAGTTTTGCGTAGCGAACTTCACTTGTGGTCTCGCCTGTGGAACGATATGCCCGATGATGTCAAACCCGTTTACGGCGACTACGGTGTAATTCATCCCGACTTCAGCGACATCGGGCCAAATAAATACATGAATGCCAAGATTCGCTATACCGTTGGCGACAAAATTGTGTACTTCCGAGGTCATGGTCTCTTACACCCTGTGAAGGATTACAACCAGTACTACGACCTAGCCAAAAATGTGGTAACTGACACCCGGTATCGCACGCGGAAGTACAGCTTCGGCGACAGTTACATCGATGACTGCGCTAAAAAACTGGGTAAGCCCGGTGCCCCGGGTACCTGGGTAAGAGCTGACATGAACCACCACATAACTTATGCCGCAGAGCAAGTGGATCGCCTGATCAAAGTGTTCGCTTCACTGCCAAACCCGGAGAACGCCGCTGCGCTGCTGGCAGCGGTGTGACTGCGGACTCCATTGGCCCGAGAAAATCGGCGGGATCGGTTATACGGGAACAGGGGCGAGTTTTTCATTGGACTGCCAAGGTGACGTTCGCCTCAAGCGCAAGCTCCGCCGCACTCAGGGACGAAAAGCCTCCGACTTTATATGATTGTGGAAGCTGCTTTTTTGTGTAGCGGCGGATGCCGTCTCGATGAGCTTTCTTTCTTAACACAACCTCACTCGGTATGTTGTAGATGATCCATCTACCCGACACGTCGTCAGGCCTCAAAACACTGTCTGGACCGAGGACCACGATCAACCTATCGTATGCTTCCGGATTACCCAAATCGACTGTCGTGCTTGTGCCTCCGCTGAATTTCACTTGACATCGGAGGCCTTGAATGATGCCGTCGTGACCCTCTTGTTTTTTGCTTTCGGCAAGCTCCATCTTCAGGAAGTTGCAGCAAAGAAATTCGGCAATATCTCCAAGGTATTTGCCGGACCTGACCACGCCAAGCTGTTTCAAGTCATCTACTGCCGAAAAGAATGCGTCGATCGCCTTCTCTTGCCACTGGTAGCTCATGTTGAGTCTTCCCCGTATCTGTCATAGCCCTATCCCTCGTACGCACTTCTTCATGCGAGTCCTGCGGCAACTAGGTCCACTCGGTTATCTCGCAAGGCTCCCACTGCTCTCAAACCAACGCCAGCGCATCACTCTCATACTCGCGCGACTCGGCTAGAGCCGCTTGCTGAACCATTGCTGTTGCGAAACGCGATTGGCAAATTTGTTGGTCAACCAGACGCTTACGCAGCCCATCACACAAAGCGCGCAGCTCTTCAACGCGGGCAACGATCCGAGCCTGCTCGGCCAAGGGAGGAAGTGGCACGCAAATATGCTTAAGCTTAGAACCGTTGAAATTGGCTTGGCCGTTTTGCTGTACGATTTGCGGTTCGATTTGCGTGCGGCGGCACACTATCGAATTCATGTATAGATTGACGTATCTCGGATTAGTCAAATTTGGAATCAAACGAACTCGTATTAGGTAGGAGGCGAACGAGAAACGATTGGACTCTGCGGAAAACAGTCCTGTCTTTCCAACTAGTTCGTAACTGTTGGTGCGATTGAATAGAAGATCGCCTTCGCGCAAATACAGGTCAGGCAATTCACCTAACTGATCGTGAAGATATTTCATCGAGTCGAAAACGACCTGACCCCGCTGAATATTTCCCATCCTCAATACCGGCACTCCCGCGCCATCGCCAGTCTTCTGAGATGTTCCATAGTCAAATTTCTCACCAAGTTGCGCGAGCCGGGTCCACGCCCACCCGTTCGGCAAATAGAAAGACGTCGCACTTTCGTCTATGGTTGGCAGCATCTTGTCTCGCTTGATCTTGCCTTCCGCGATCAGGCGATCCTTCTCCACGCTAATCCTATGCAGCAACTCGTCAGCTGACTCGTCACTGGCATCCTGGGGGACCAGTAGCCCGCGCACCGCGAGGTGCAAGATGGTTTGCTCAAGGGCATCCACCGCCTCCGGTCGATCGAGCAGCCGATCGAAATGCGCCGAGACGCGATTCCAGTTTTCGGCGAGCGCGTTGGGTGATTCACTCGTGGCCAACGCATCAAACACCGTGGAGACGAGCCGTGCGTGCTGATCCGCTTCTAGCAGGCTGTTGAAAAGCGCCTCGTTTTGACGGCCGGGGCACTGTTTAAAAGGGTTGCGTATGCGATTGGCCGCTGAGTTGCAGATGGATCGTGCCGGACGTCTCGCTGGCGAGCGGGCCGGCCGGCGGGTTGCCGCCGCGCAACGGCCGCGTTCGGGCGGTTCATCGTGCCGCTCCTTGCGGCACCGCTGCCAGTATTCGAGCCATTCGAGTCAGGTTGCTCGCCAGCATCGTCAGTTTGAAGTGCTGGTCGACTCGCTTGATGCCGCGATACGCGGTCTGTCGAATCCGACCGACGGTCTTGCCCCAGCCGAAGTGCTCTTCGATGCGCTTGCGAATCACCTGGCTGATGCCATAACCGGCGTGCCGCGAGGTGCGGCCATCGATCGCGCTGCCGCCTTGATGCGCGTCGTTGCGCGCGACATGCGGCGTCACCTTGCGCGCACGACAGTCCCGCACAAAGTCGCGCATGTCGTAACCCTTGTCGGCGCCGAGCGTCTTGGCGTGACGGCCCGGCACGCAATCGAGCAAGCGCAACGCACTTGCGCGTTCGCCGAAACCGTCAGCGTGGCTGACCACCGCGCCGACCACCAAGCCCGAGCGGTTCTCCATCAGGATGTGCCCCTGATAACAAAGGATGGCTCCGCTTTGCCGCCCCTTGCGGAACAGGCGCGCGTCCGGATCGGTGCTCGATTCATGCGTATCGTTGCTGCGCCGCTTGCCCTTCCAGTCGGTGTCGACATTGCGACCACCGCCGGCTGGTGGATCGTCCGAGCCGTCCTTGGGCCGGAAGCTCTTGTGGCTGGCCCAAGCCTGGATCAGCGTGCCATCGACCGAGAAGTGTTCTCTGGACAGCAGCCCTTGCTTGTCGGCCAAGCTCATGACTTCGGTAAAGAACGCTTCGACCACTTCGTGCTCGAGCAGACGATCACGGTTCTTGGAGAACACCGAGTGGTCCCAGACGGCGTCTTCGATCGCCAGTCCGACGAACCAACGGAACAGCAGGTTGTAGCGCATCTGTTCCATCAACATGCGCTCGCTGCGCACCGAGTACAGCACCTGCAGCAGCAATGCACGCAGCAGTTTCTCCGGCGCAATCGACGCACGGCCGCTATCCGCGTAGATCGTGCCAAACAGCCCATTGAGCCGCTTCAGCGCTTGATTGACCAGCAGCCGAAGCGGCCGCAACGGGTGATCGGCCGGCACGAAGTCTTCCAGCTTCACCGTCGTGAACAGCGGTTCTTGCATCTCGTCCATTCCGCGCATCGCTCTCGTCTGCCCAAGATCATGAACACGATATCTCTAACGCACCGCTCGCAACGCCCGTTTACACCGTATCCAATTTCAACAGCCTGCTAGGCGCCCACGTGCTTCCAATTCATCGCAGAGGCGCATCAGTTCGTCCACCTTCGCAACGATGCGGGCCTGTTCGCTCCGTGGAGGAAGCGGAATTACGAATTGACCGAGCTTAGCCATGCTCAGGCCTTCGCGAGATACCCCCACTTGCACATCCATCACCGTCTTTTGAACGTGCGCCGATATGAGAACCAGATGTAAATACGGCGTTATGTCACTGACTAGAGGACGAACAATCGCGACATGCTGACTAACATTCGCTTGATCGAAGTCCATGGGCACAGTGGCACAGCGACCGATCGAAGCACCAGTGATGTTAAACAGCATATCGCCCGGCAACACGACCGTTCCTGCCATACGTGCATGAGTCTCTGGGTCGATAAAAGCGACGCCATCAAGACGAAGTCCGTCATCCCAAACATTCTGAGAACGCAGAAATTTTATGCCATCGCTGACGTAAACCTCTTTCCCGCCAAGTGGCGTACTCCCGGCACCAAGCTTACTTAGCAACTGACCCAAACGGACCCATCGCCATCCTTGGGGCAGCACAAAGGGAACTTCCTCCTGCTCGATAGCAGTCTGCGATTTGGCGCGCTTGATCCGGCCTTCAGCAATCAATCGGTCCTTCTCAGACTGAATCGTTTGCAGCAACTTATCAGCCGGTTCGTCATTCGAATCCTGAGCGACCAACTTGCCTTGAATAGCGAGCGACACGATCAATTCACGCAGGCGAGAAACTCCCTCCGGCGCAGTCGCCAGCAAATCAAACCCCTCCCGGAGATTCATGCTCGGCCCTCCAGCGCATCGGCAAGGATTCCCTTGAGCTGATCGCGTAGTACCTGTGCCTCAGTCGTCAGTCGCCGATACTGGGCCAGCAGTTCGTCTGGGTCGTGACTCTCTTCCTCTGCCCGGTGCGGATTCTTCTGGTCAAGGTTGTACCCGCTCGCCTTCAGCGCGTCGACACTGACCTTCCATGCAAATTCGCTTTCGACGCGGCTTGCGAAGCCATCTTCTTCACAGCCCCACCATGCCTTCTCCGGCACGAATTCTTCGATGCGGATCGGCTTCGTCTTCGAATAGCTCTTATACCCGGCTGGATACGGGTGCTCGTAATACCAGATGTCCCGCGTCGGAGTCCCTTTCGTGAAGAACAGCAGGTTCGTCTTGATGCCGGTATACGGCGCGAACACGCCGTTCGGCAGACGCACGATCGTGTGCAGGTTACATTCCGCGAGCAGTCTTTCCTTGATCCGGCTCTTCACTCCTTCGCCGAACAGGGTACCGTCCGGCAGCACAACTGCCGCCCGTCCGTTCGGCTTTAGCAACTCGATGATCAGCACAAGGAACAGGTCGGCCGTCTCGCGCGTACGCACGTCCGCTGGAAAATTGTTCTCGATTCCAGGTTCTTCCGTGCCCCCGAACGGCGGATTGGTCAGGATTACGTCCATCATGTCGCGGTTGCTGTAGTCGACAAGCGGACGTGACAGCGTGTTGTCATGACGGATCAGCGACGGCACCTGGATGCCATGCAGTAGCATGTTAGTTACGCACAGCAGGTGCGGCAACTGCTTCTTCTCCACGCCAAAGATCGAATTTTGCAGTACCGCATCGTCCTCGACATGTTTGCGCTGTGCTTTCAGGTGCTCGATCGCGCAGGCAAGGAAGCCGCCGGTGCCACATGCCGGGTCAAGTACGCGCTCGCCGAGCCGGGGGTTGACCTGATCGACCATGAACTGCGTGACAGCACGGGGTGTATAGAACTCGCCCGCATTGCCCGCACTCTGCAAATCCTTGAGGATTTTCTCGTACAAGTCGTTGAACTGGTGCCGTTCCGACTGGCTGTTGAAGTCGACTTCGTTGATCCTGTTGACCACCTGACGCAGCAACTGCCCCGACTTCATGTAGTTGTATGCGTCGCCAAACACCTCGCGCACGACAAAGCCGCGGGCATTGCGCTGTTGATCGGCATCCAGGTCCTTCAACGTTGGGAACAGATCGTCATTGATGAAGGTCAACAATTCGTCGCCAGTGATGCCTTCGGGGTCGGCCGCCCAATTCCGCCAGCGCAGCCGGTCCGGTAGCGGCGAGCGGAATCCGTCGTGCATCAGTTCGAGCTCCGTTTCCTGATCGTCGAAAATCTTCAAGAAGAACAGCCACGTCAGCTGCGAAATTCGTTGCGCGTCGCCATCAACACCCGCGTCTTGGCGCATGATGTCCTGTATGGACTTGATGAAGGTGGAACTGATAGTCATGAATACGTTGTTGATGCGTTATTGATAGAGGGCGCGTTCAAGTTCGCGCAGTGCGGCCTGGTACTGGGCGCGACCGCCGAATGCACCGATGATCTCGACCGGCGATCCTAGCTGGTCAAGCGGGGTGAGTTTCAGCACTTCTGGCTGTTCGATGTTTTCTATCCCGGCGTCGGCATATTTATCAAGCAGCGCCTGAAGGACCTTGCGGGCCGTGTCTGAATATTTCCCGAATACGTCGCGTTTCTTTACGCGCTCGGCGCGTTCACGACGGGTCAGCGGCTTCTGTCCGAACGCGATATGGCAGATCAGATCAAACGGGTCCAGTTCCTTGCCGACTTCGCGAGCAAGTTCATCGAACAGGACGCCGTGCTCTTCGAGTTCCTCGATTATCACCCGCTTTCGGTCGGCCTCACTCCACGCTTGCAAAAACGCATCAAGCGAGACGAAGCGTTTGCCGATCTGGATACGCGTGAAGTCGCGTAGCGACTCGATGATCAGCTTGCCATCCGGCCCGAGGTATTGGACGCGCTCGTTAACAACATACACCGGCACCTCGTCGACCACGTACCGGACGCGTTCATCTCCACCCGAAGGCAATGGGTCTCCTGCCTGTCCGTCGATCCCCGGGGATTCGCTTTCATCTTCGGGGGGCGTGATCGGCGCATCGGGTTCCGGCTCAAAAACCACTACTGGATCACCATCAAACGCGGGATCGGCAAACAGCTCAGTCGCTTTCTTGAAGTCGAGTATCGTGAACCAAAGCTTCCCATGCTCTTCATCGATTCGTGTTCCGCGCCCGATGATCTGCTTGAACTCGGTCATCGAATTGATGGTTCGGTCGAGCACAACCAACCGGCAGGTTTTCGCGTCCACACCGGTCGTCATCAAACGCGATGTAGTCGCGATGACCGGGTAGGTCTTACGGGGATTAATAAAATTGTCGAGTTCGAGCTTGCCTTCCGCGTTATCGCCCGTGATCTGCATGACGTACTTCGGATTGCTGGCGGCGAGATCAGCATTGGCGTTAGCGAGCGCCTGACGCATTCGCGCTGCGTGATCGATGTCTTCACAGAACACGATGGTCTTCGCCATTCGGTCCGTCGCCTTCAGAAATTCCGTGATGCGCCAGGCCACCGCTTCATCCCGTCGCGTCAAAACCAACGACTTGTTCATGTCTGATTGGTTGTAGATACGGTCCTCGATGATCTGCCCAGATTTATCGACCATGCCCAGCGTCGGTCGCCAGCCGAGGTCCTTGTCGAGATCGACTCGGATCACCTTGTACGGAGCGAGGAAACCGTCCTCGATGCCCTGCCGCAGCGAGTATGTGTAGACCGGTTCACCAAAATAGGTGATGTTCGATATCTCGGCCGTTTCCTTGGGCGTCGCCGTTAGGCCAAGATGAGTTGCGGAACTGAAGTAGTCGAGAATTTCGCGCCACGCAGAATCCTCGGCAGCACTCCCTCGGTGACACTCATCGATCACAACTAGGTCGAAGAAATCCGGGCTGAACTCGCGGTAGACATTCTGCTCTTGCTCGGTTCCCGTGACGGCCTGATAGAGCGACAGATATATCTCGTACGACTTGTCGATCGTGCGATTTTCGATCTTGGTCATCGCGCCGCCGAATGGCTTGAAGTCGTTGACCTTGGTTTGATCTACGAGGATGTTGCGGTCAGCAAGGAACAGGATGCGCTTTACGGCACGAGCTCTCCACAGACGCCAAATGATCTGGAAAGCCGTGAAGGTCTTGCCGGTACCGGTCGCCATGACAAGGAGGATGCGCTGCTGCCCCTTGGTCACAGCCTCGATCGCACGATTCACCGCGTTCAATTGGTAGTAGCGGGCGGTCTTGCCGGGATGGTAATCCTGCGAGTAGATGGGGGCGGCTTCCGGCGCAATGCCTTTCCATGCGAGATAACGCTGCCAGAGCACGCCCGGTGACGGGAATTCGTTAATTTCGATCTCGCGTTCGAGGACGCCATCATGTATGGTCCGGTCGTGCCACAGGAATCCGTCTCCGTTGCTCGAAAACGCAAATGGAACGTCCAGCATGTCGGCGTACGCGAGTGCTTGCTGAATACCGTCGCGCACCGAGTGATTGTTGTCCTTTGCCTCGACCACGGCAAGCGGGATGCCGGGCTTCAGATACAGGACGTAGTCGGCACGACGGATAGTCTTTTCGTCGCGACGGGCTCTATTGCCACGCACTATGACACGGCCATCGGTCAGTGCGACCTCTTCCCGAATTTGCAGCTGAAGGTCCCACCCGGCCTCGATAAGGGCGGGGGAAATGAACTTGCTGCGGATGTCCTGCTCAGATAGCGATTTTTTGTCCATGTTCTTCCGGCTTTCTGGCTACCCGGGACCATTCAATTTTCGCTTTCAGGTGGCGGCAGCGCAACTGCCTGCGTTTTGAGACGTGTGGGCAGCATTATGAAGCAAGCGGCGCGCAGTCAGAACTGAACCGGGGTAAGTCGCACAGCTTGCGGGACGCTAACAAAGCGAAATCTGTCGGTGCTCCGTGGCTCGTTTGGGTACACCGAAACGCGCCAACGGATCGAGGGCCGGAACTTGGTCCAACAGGGTCAACCGTTAATTTGAGCCATGGTAGAATTGAGCCACCAATTCAAAAGAGCCAACCAAAACCATGCGCAAACTCTACTACGGGCGAATTTCGACCACAGACGGCCAGTCGTCAGTGAGCCAGTACGACGACGCCAGAACCCACGGCGTACAGGACAATGACGTCTTTATTGACGAAGGGGTGAGCGGCTACCACGTGGCGCCCGACGAGCGGGAACAGTGGCGCAAAGCGGAGCACGATCTCCGGCATGGCGGCGTCCTCATCGTGCGTTGGCTCGATCGCATCAGCCGCCGCTATGACGAACTACACCGGACCATGCGTCGCTTGATGGACCTCGGCGTACGTGTCGAATGCACGCTCAACGGAATGGTGTTTGATGGAAAGGCCACAGACCCCATCGCGAAAGCGACTCGGGATGCCGTGCTGGCATTCATGGCGGCACAGGGCGAAGCGGACTACCGCAACCGGGCGGAGATGCAACGCCGTGGTGTGGCGATTGCGAAAGCGGAAGGCAAATACAGGGGGCGCGCCCGATTTCACGACTATGCAGCCATCAAGGCATGGCGCGCTGAGAACGGCGCAACCATTCGGCAGACGGCGGAGCAGTTCGGTATCGCCACGGCCACGGTCAAGCGAGCGTGTTCAACACGAGCGTCTTGATCGACTGCGATTCCGACTTGCATGCAAACATGCATTGCATCCGTCCGAGCGACCCCAGTGGTCAAACTAAGAATCCGCAAATTTCCCCACGTCAGATTGCGGCAATACTGTGGCATCAGATAGCAAGGAAACAGCGCGCCACTCGCATCGCCTGAAATCAGGAATTTCGCTCGGGATCGCAATGGTTGCGTCTTTGTCCTGAACCACGCGATGCAGAGTACGTAACGCCATTCGATTCAACGGGGACTCCAAAAGCTCCGGAACGAACCAGAATCCAGCTACGGCAAGGAGACAACCCAAACCAGCCGATACAAGCGGATTCACCATCGAGACGCAAGCAACCGCTCCGGACAATAGGCCGAAAGAGCCCGCGCTTGCCCAACGCAGTTGCCTATATCGGCGGCCCCCTGCAGTAAGCCCCTCAATCAGTATCCCTCTTATTCTGGTTTCGTTGGCTGTTCTTTGCGCTTCCAGCGCTTCCTGAAGCATCAAATTTTTTGACGCAAGCTCGTGGTGCCGCGCTTCTATCGCAGCCGCTTCAGCGCGCATACGTTGCTTCTCCGTTTCGTGCGCCTCTTCAACTTCCTTCCTTCTCTGCTCATTTTCTTCTCGAACCCGAGCAGCGGCGTACTCACCCGCAGCGAGCTTAACTTGCTCAATGATGAATGGGAGTCGCTCCGGAGTGACGTCCTCTGGGTCACCCCTTGTCGCGCGCATCAACGCACGCGCGCCCTCTCGATCTTCAAGTAAAGCAGCGATGTCGTCAGCTTCGTCCTTCCCGGCCAAGTCCAGAACTAAGTTATAGGCACGAGCCTTTACGTCCGCGCGCGGGCGAACAGCAGCCGAGCAATGCGCAATCAATCGAGCGCGCGGCATGTTGAGATTCGCCCCGGCACTTCGTGCCCATACGTAGCCCGCAAATTGTTTGTCGGACATTGCGACGGGCGCCCATTTCTCAATATGGAATGCGCTATGCTTTGTGGTGCCGCGTAACCACCGATACCATGCGTCGTTCGCAATAGAAACCAAGGCTGTGTTGCGGGAGACCAGCAGCCACTTCGCCTCACAGATTCGCGGGCACGGACTCGACGAGTCTCTCACTGAAAGCATAGACCAGACCGATTTCCGATCGTGCTCTTTTGCTTCAATGTTTTTCCAAGGCTGCATTCGCCGGTCCATCTCTGCATCTATCTCGGCGACGGTCGTCGGGGATCGGCGAAACAAACCCAATTCGGGGTCTCGCTGAACATCGATCGCTAGACGATCGTGTGCCCGCTCACCAACGTTACCGACCAATGCGTTCAGTAGGTCCGGCTTTGATGACAATCCCCACTTGTACGCAAGCTGGTTCACGCCAGAACGGAGATACTGCAGTTGGGCATAAACTGCTGTTTCCGCCTCGGTCACGGAGTGATCCAACACTGCTGCGCGTGCGCCACTTGCTTTAATGGTCTCTAGCAGCTCCGCACCGTACTCTGCGTATTCTTCATTTACGCCGAGCATGTCAAGCAATAGAGGGGAATCCAAGAAAGCCGTTAAACCGTCTAACGTGGGTCCGGCCCCTGACGGTTCGACGAAGCACGTTATCGCTTCCGCTGCCATGCTCGCAAATGCGACATCGGACGCGAGATCGAACATCACAGGTTGCTTGTCGCGCAGGTCCAACAGGAATTGAGAGGTCAGAAAGTCAAGGTGCAACTCTTCGCTTTCATGCTTATCGCCTTGCGGCGTTCGTGCTGCGAGGGTGATAGTGCTGCTGGTTCTTTTTGCAGCGATTGATGCTTCACGACGAGCGAGCAACTTCATCGAGTCGATGTTCAGTAACCGACTGAGAAAGCCAGAATGAAGTGCGGCATCGCCGATTGTCGAAAAATTCCCTTCTGTTCGGCAATACTCAGAAAAGGATGCTAGAAGATGATCGACCTGCGCTTCACTGATAGGCGATGCGGTAATCGCACCGGCGATCTGGGCTGGCTTCACGTACCGGTAAACAGAATTCGCCCCATAGTTCGAGACTTCCTCCAGTACCCCCTCGTGAACAAGATGCTCGACCAGGCCGAGAGCGGCAAGCCGCGGAACGTTAATGCCGTAACGTTCCGCAACTGCTCTGGAAAATTTTTGCGCATCAAATAGCTCGCCCGCGAACTGAAGACAGGCCTCCGCAAAAAAGGGAATGAGTGATTGCAGCGCACTCGCGCCGTGCGTCTTAAGCCGATCAGCCAGTGCGCAATACGCGATCAGGGCACGCTTCGGCCGGTCGCCGTTGTTCTGCATAGTCCACACCTATTTTTATTAAGCCAGCAGACCGCAACCGATCACTTCCCGATGCTCTGCTGGCGCGCCAGCGGGCATTGCAAGATGATCGCTGCCCCATTAATAAGCAATCAAACTCAACTCTCGTAGCCTGATTGCCATTGCCGTGATTGACATGCCGAAGAAATGCGCAAGCGAATCGAACCTCTTGTTGCCGAACTTTGTTGCACGAGCAACGGCCATTGCGAACGCCAATGACTCAGGAGTCGAAGCCATCAGATCGTTCGCCCCCTTATAGCCCGCCAGGTGATAAGCCGTCAGTTCGTTGAGTACGAGAGGGATATCGCCAAAGCGCTTTTGAAATTCGATCTTCACCGACTTCGACGGCGCGAGGAGTAGCGCAGCGAACAAGTCAGCCTCTTCCTCGATGACAGAACGTGGTCCCATGCTTGCCCCCGACAACGGCCGGTCGCGATGTTGGCCCATCCCCGGTTCCGCCCGGTGCAACACTAAGTGGCCGATTTCGTGCGCCCCCGTGAATCGCTGGACCTCGTAAGGCTGAGCACCCGAAACCATTATGATTCTTCGACCGTTATCGATAATCCCCGCCGTTTCGAACTGCGCACCGACGTTCGCCCTTGGCATTGAGTGGCGTAGTTCATAGGAGTACCCGCACTTCTCCGCGACTACCTGAGGAGAGAATAGTTGCGGGACGGGGGGCATACCCGATGGGTACTTGAGCATGGCCGCGTGCCAAACCTCCAACTGGAGATTTCGAACAGCGTTAGCAATCTCTTCACGTCGCTTCGCTTGCACGGTGACCTCGCTCGCAGAAAAGTCAGGTGAAAGATAGCATATAGGCACTAAATGTGCCACACAAGTCTCTACGAAACACTATATCTTGTGCCGCACAGTGATCCCACTCGGTTGAGCACGCACGGACAGAAGTCGGCCGACCATATTTGATAGTTGATTTGCTGGTCGCGAAAACAAAAAACCCCGTAAATCATTGATTTTACGGGGTTTCTCCACCAATTCTGGCGGAGAGAGGGGGATTCGAACCCCCCTTGTCTCTAGGTTTCATGCTGGTTTGAGCCCGATCATGTGACCGAATCCAGGTCACAGGCGCGACACGCCGAAATCGGCCGCAGCGCGGCCCGCGCCTCCCCCCCCCCTTCCCGATACCCGCGCCGCCGTCGCCGGCCTTTCCTGGGCCGTTCTCGCGCGTCCGTTCGCGTCCGTTCGCGGCGGTTCGCGGCGGTTCACGGCGGCGGTCTCCCTGGTAGATAGGTTCCCCATCCTGGTAAGATGGCTATACGACCATTGGTCGTATCCTGGCGCACATACCGGATACGACCGTTGGTCGTAATGTAGGGGCTCAGGGCAAGGCATCCCGCCGGGCCGGAACGGGGAACGAAATGGCAACCATCACCTATACCGCTAGGCACATGATTGTGACGCTTGATGATGGCCGCACCGCCAAGCGCGCAACGCGCAATCAGTACGCGGCGGCGATCGTTGGCGTGAAGGCAGGCAAGTTGTGCGTTCTGTCGGCGCACTACGAGATGTCCAAAGCACGCGAAACGTTGGCCGCCGTGAAGAGCGGCAAGTTTGTGAATTTCAATTTCGCAGGCGCGACGGAAATACAAATCGTGGCGCATCAGACCGAGGCTAAGTGACGCAATGAAATCGCCCACGGTCCCGCCGACGCCTGCTCAGGTGCGCGCCGCTCGCGAAGCGGCCGGACTCACGCAAGGCGCGGCCGGGGCCGTGGTGCATGTCGACTTGCGGTCGTGGCAACGATGGGAATCGGGCGAGCGCTCTATGCACTTGGCCTATTGGGAGTTGTTTCTGATTAAGACGGGGAGCGGGAAATGAAAGCAATCACGAAGGGGATTCGGATTTTCTACTGTGCGGTTTCGCTGGGCGGTATCGGCTATATGGGCACGGTTGCCTATGACGTCATCATGCCCGTGGCGCACACTCTAACGGCCACGCTACACAATGCGTTGCTCGATAACCGGGGCGTGCATGACTGAGCCCGGTTATCGAGCGTCGACGGGGCCGCATTGCGCGGCCCTTTTTATTGCTCAACCCGTAATGCGCTTGATGATGCCCGACGCGCCCGCGCTATAAACCACGATCAAAAAAAATAGGCGCAGCGCCCACGTAAGCGCGAGATTGAATACCGTGCGGCCGAGTGTTAATTGAATCCGGCTCATTGCGCGCGTCTCCATCGCGTCGACCAAGGCGGCGATATCGTCGGGCGTGAGCACGCGCCGACGCCGCTCATATTGCGTTTCCATTTCATGCCCCTTTCCCCCGTAGCGTCGACTTCGGACCCGAAGCCGGCTAAAACCATTCTAAGGGCGGGGCATGCAAACGTCTGTAAGTTTTGCCCGCGTTTGGCGTAGGAAAATCCCTGGCGGTAAGGCTTGCCGTCCAACGGTCGTATAATCGCGTCGGCCCTCATGGGCTGATTTGCCTCGATATTCCGCGCGCCTCGCGCGGTTTGGCCCGGCCGACACGGCGGGCTATTTTTTCGCCGGCACGGCCTGCCCGGAAAAAACTTGCGTAAAAGCTGTGGCCATCGCATCGCTCTTTTGCTCGCTTCCCTTGCTTGAGCCGAAATAAAAACTCACGACCTGGGTTGCGTTCGCCGAGCAATAGCCGAGCACCGTACCGACGAAGCCCGAGACCATGCCGACGATAGCGGCGTTCGCTACGGGCAATTTGCCCGTGAGCAATGCGTAGGCGCCCCATAGCGAGCCGAAGCATACGCCCGCGAACGTCGCGAGCACCGCGCACCCGAGCCAGAAAACCCGCATGTTCGCCGCGTTGGCCGCGCGCGCGTTTTGCATGTCGCCCACGAAAACCTGCTCCTCGGTGACGGCAAGCTGCGCAAGCATCTCTTTGTCTTTGAAGCCCGCCTCGGCCATGCGCGCGGCGTAGTCCTGATCGGCCTTGCGCATCTCTAGCAACTGCTCGGGCGTGGCGCCCATGACAGACTGTGCCACGGCGTCCTGACGCTGTTCGAGTGAGGCGTCTTTGCCGGGCGTGAGCCCGAATACGGCTTCGAGCGCGGCCACGGCGCCGCCGAGTAGCGGCGTGCCGGCGACCGTGGCGATGGTCGGCGCGACGCGTTCAAGCACCGTCAGTGCATCGGACCATGCCATATCAGCCTCCGTTGTAATTGAACGCCATTAGGAAGAGGCGTTTGAACCATCCGCGCCCGTCGACCTGGAAGTTGTCCGAGAGCATGTAACGAAACGCGCGCGCCGTGAGCAGTAATGCAAGTTGCTCGTCGTTCATCTTGTTCGCGGCGGCGAGCGTCACGGGACCAATGACGCCATCGGCGGCGACGCCGAGCGTGCGTTGAAGCATGACGCGCGCGAGCGGTTGCCCTTGGTTGACGGCCATATCAAACACGAATAGGCAGAGCGGCCACGGCATCTTGTCGCAGCCGCATGCCTGCCAATAGTCGGGCGTGTAGATCGCATGCGCGCCGTCGAGCGTGAGGTTCGCGATGTCGACGTTCGGATAGGCCGCCGCACTGATCCCGTATTTCGTGCCCTTGAGCACGCCGACGTTTGGCTTGCCGCCCGTCCAATTGCCAGGGTCGCCGGGGTCATTCGTGAAGCCCGCTTCAATGCCCACGACGAGCTCGAAAGCGCGTTCGAAGTTGTCCATATGCGCACCTATGAATTGATGACGACCGCGCGTCGCAACCTGCCCGCGCTCGCGTGAATCGTTGCGGTCAAGTCGTCTAGCGTCGCGGCGAGCGTCATGGGGTAAGACTCTTGCGCGGCGATATTGGCCGTGAAGTCGCCGAGCGTCGCCGTGAGCGTCATCGGGTAATACTCGCCCTCGATGAATAGCGCCGTGAAGTTGTCGAGCGTCGCGGCAAGGGTCGCGCCGATCTTTTCCTGCGCTGCAATGCTCGCCGTGAAGTTATCGAGCGTCGCCTGTAGATAGCCCGTCGGCGTCGGTGGCACGAGGTTGAGATTGACCGCGTTGTGTGCGGGCGCGGTATAGCTGCCACTGAACCGGAAATTGACCGCGTTATATGAGGGCGGCGTATAGCTCGGCATGGCTTACCCCGGCACGACTTGATCGTAGATGACGGCCTGATACGCCGTCGGATCGAACGCAATCACATACACGTCGGCCCAATCCACGCCGCACTTGATCGAGTAGGTGCCATCGCTCGCGCTCGTGGCCTGCCCGATGAATTCGCCCGTGGCCTTCGCATATGCGCGCACGAGTAGGCCGCCGGTCGGCGTGCCGCTTACTGTGACAGTGCCCGAGACGGTATGCGGCCCAGGCGTCGGCGCCTTGCCGAGGAGGATCATGTTTACGGCCGGAACAGTGCCCGCATTTGCAGGGCTCATGGGTTTGAACGAGCGCGCGGTTTCCGCGCCCGCGTTGACGGGGAAGGTGCGCGTTTCGCTTGCGCCCCATACAGTCTGAGCACGCACATAGGCCGCGATCGTCCACGTTGAGCCATCGTCGCTGTACTCAAACGTCCAGTTCATCGGGCCGTAACCGGCCGCGAGGGTTGCCGACGACGTAATCGCGTACTCGACAATCGCTTGCGCGCTCGCGAACTGATAGCTGATCGTCGAGGTTTGCGAAGTCGTTTGACAGTCGGTCGCCGTGTTGCCGTCGAACGCGTTCGCGGCCGGAAAGCTCGCATTGATGTTTGTGCCGCCCGCCGTGCCACCACCAATTACATTGGCGCCGCCAACAGAAGTGTGCATCGCGAGTTCCGCAATCGCCGGACTGTTGGCAGCGCTTGACTGTGAAAAATTCAGGCGCCAATACAGGTGAGCGGACATGACGTTTTAGCTCCATGTATTCGACGTTTCGACGATGACCTGCCCACCATATTGATTCCAGGTGCCACCTAACGAATACGCCATATTCAGCGCGATGAACGACTTGCCCGCCATGTTCCCCGTGCCACTGAATGTGTCGCCGTGCCCACACGGTTGCTTGTGGCACGGTGCCCACAAGCCTTTGAGATAGCCGCGCACCGTGCCCTGGTGCGTTACCCATACCGGCGCGAGTTCCAGAGCGCTATCCGGACCATTGGGATAGGGAATGAGCCCCCACTGATCGCCCATGCCGGCTATCCCGAAACCGTTGTTAGTCGGGTTGGACGCAGCGCCATTAACGACGCCAGTACCCCCGGCCGCGAGCACGTGGGTCACTTTGGCAAACGCTTGACTGCCGCCGACTCCAGTCCAATGCCGGTCAATGTAATGTCCGGTGAGAGTGGCTTGCAGGATGTTCGAGGTAGGCCATGTGACGATGTTGAGGGCCTCATTGGTCATCGAGTTCGTGTTTTCGCCGTTGCGCCCGATGCAAACCGTGTTGTAGGTATCACCCGACTTATACGAGAAGATGTCGCCGAACGCGACGGCCATCGAATAGCTCGGGCCGGTATAGTCGCCCGTGTCGACGAACAGATAAAAGCAGGTTGCGTCAGCAATGCAATACCACGCGCGGGCCGTCGAATCCGCCGTCGCCGATTTGCGGCATATGACGCCGAACGAGGATTGCCCCGCCGTCGGAAACGCATTGGTGCCGGTGGCGAGTGCCGTCATGGTTTCATAGCCGCGCAATCGCGCCTCGCGATACGAGCCACCGCCTGGACCCGAATCGTCGACGTCCAGGTAAAAGCCGTTGCTCCCGCTGCCTTGCTTGTAATCGCGCTTGCTCGTGCCCGTATAGGCGATCGTCCAACCCGCCGCCGCTTGTGTGCCGTAGCCGTTGACGAGGATCGCATCGAGCAACGCAACGAGTGATCCCGTTTGGCCGGTCAGCGAAGGCGCCGACCCATCGGTCGACCGATAAAGATTCACACCCATTTCATCCCCCTTATGCGTTGCCTGCCGTGATCGTCGCGCTCGATACGCTCACTGTTGCCCCGGACGTGATCGAGGTCGTGCCGATGATGATTTCCGTTCCGGACGTACCGACGCTGAAATCGGCGATGAATGTGCCGCCCGACGTGGTGAGCCGCGCCCATACCGCGGTGCCGGTCGCCGCTGCCGTGGCGTTCGCGATGGAATTGAGCGTGAGCACGCCGCCCGATGACGCGGGCGCGAAGGTCGCATTGCAGGTCAGTTGCGCAAGCAACGTGTTGCCACTGAGCGCGCCGCCCGTCGCGGGCCGTGTGCCGGAATAGATATTCAGTAGCGCGCTTGCGCCCGCTTGCGTCGTGATCGCGTCGAGCATGGCATTGCGAACCGCTGTCGAAAAACCCATCGTCATGATTTGCTCCGTTAGGGCCGCGTGCCCGCGAACGTGAAGGCGATATTGGCGAGCGTCGCATCGGGCGTTGCCGGCGCGACGAGCGCGAGCAGGTCGCCCGATACAATGGCCGTCGATGAGGTGATCGATACGGTGCCGCTCGCGCTGCCCGCGCCGAATGTGAGCGTGCCGATTGACGTGCCGTTTTGTTTGAGCGTAAAGGTCGTTGAGGCCGTCGCGGCCGTGCCGGCCTTGCTACCGCCCGAGGCGCCCGATGGCAAGGTCCAGGCGCGCGGCGAATAGAACTGCCATACGGTTTCGCTCGCGTTCGGCGTGCCTTCGACATAACCGCCCACGTCATACACGGCCGAGCTCGTTGCTGCCGCCGCCTGATTCGAGCGCTCGTCGGTATAGCTCGAAACGGTCGTCGTGCCCGTGACGATCGAATAGAGCGGTATCGAGCCGGCCGGGAATCCCGAGGTGTTGACGCTTACGGCGCCCGTCGACGCGCTCGCATAGACATAGTTCGTCGTGCTCGCCGTGAGCGCGACAGTGCCATTATTGATCTGCGCGCCGCCGTACCATCCGCCGTAGTAACCCCAGGTCAGGCCCGAGCATGCGCTCGCGTGGCGCCCCCAAAGCATCGCGGGCGAGGCCGCGTCGAGCAGCGCATTGACGACCGACTCTTTGTTGCTTTGGTTCGTCGCGATGGTATCGAGCAGGGTCGTACTGTTTGACATGGCGTTACCTCACGATGCTCGTTGTCGCGGCATAGCCGAGCACGCCCTGATCGGAGTTTTGCGCCACCGAAAAGCCGATCGTGTTGCCCGTCGAAAACCCATCCGCGCTGATCTGTGCGGCCGAGTAGGTGTAGGCCGGCACGGCGGGCGCGGTAAAGGGACCATTGACGATGATCGTTCGCACGACGCTCGAACCATTGAGCACTTGCAATTGATATGACTCGCTTGACTCGTCGAGCGGCACGTCGGTTCCGTCGAGCCACGCGCCATTGATGCGCGCGCGGCGGAGCCAGGAAATCGAGATATCCGACGTGCTCGCCGCGCTCCCGTGGCCGGCCGTAAAGAGTGCGGGCGATAGCGGCTTGACACGTGCATCGGCGGGCGTGACGTTCAACACCGCGCTCGGCGAGTTGCCGAACATATTGAGCAGGAACGTTTCGAACGAAAGTTGCGTGCCGATATCGGTCTGTTGCAGCGGCATGGCGGCGACGCGCGTCGGGTCGAGCAGGACGAAGGTTTCGCCCGCCGCATGCGTGCTCATGGCGTATTCAGTGCCGCCTCGGCCACGCAACAGGCCCGAGAGTTGATAGACGTTCGCGGCCGTTTGCGTCGCGTTGCGGAAAAAGATGAGCTCGCCGCCGAGGTAGGCCGCTTGCGTGCCGGCGAGGAAATTCGCATAGGTGCATGACGCGAGCGAGCCCGACCAAAGCAGGACGGTAACGGTACTCAACTCGTCCGGTTGATTGCCGCCGCCGAAGCTGGGCAACGCGGATTGCGCGACGCCCATCGTCGCCGGGTTGACGATGTTCATAATCTGGCCGAAGGCGCCGCCGGGGCGCGCTACATCGACCGTGCAGCCGGGCCAATCGGTCGCCATGCCGCACGCCGCGAGATAGAGGCCCAGGCTTGTATCGGTCGATCGCAACGGCGGGACGTCCATAACCGCGAGCAAGGTCGGGCCGCTATAGTCGATCGTCTGCGAGGCAAAGCCCGCCGCCGCGCCGGCCTGGACGTTATACGAGGGCGACGGGTAGATGTCGGGCTCTTCAAGCGCGGCCTGCCAGAGCAACGAGCCTTGCCCGTCATATTGGCAACGCGTGATGCGCACCGTATAACTCTCGCCGTCGCCTTGCAAGGTCACGACATCGCCCGGCTCGTATTGCAGATACTTTAAGCCCGTCGAGAACGAAAACACCTTGCGACCGATCCAGGCTTCCCAGCCGAGCACTTGCGCGCGCATGAGCGCATCGCCCCCGGCGAGCACGATCGGCACTTGCATAACCGTGTCTTTGTTGGAGTTCGTGAGCTCGCGCGACCATCGCTGCGTGTTCGTGTTGTAGTCGCTATTCAACTCGGGATAAGTGAGCGAGAGCGAGCGCGGCATGTCGATTTCCTGCGCGATCGTCTCAGTGATCGGCGTTGTATTGGCCGTGTCGCCGATCGAGGGCGATGCGCCCAGGTCCGCAAACGCGAACGTCGAAACGGGTTGCGAGCCGCGCTTGACGAATTTAATCAGGCCATCGGTATCGCACGCATCGAAGAAGTACGCCGCCATCAGCGGAGTAAGGTTGCTACGCGTCGTCGAATGATTCGTGATGCCGAAGCCGATGACGGTATCGGTCAATTGCGTCACGTCGTATTGCGATGAGCTCATGCCCGCGCGGTCGCATAGGTCCGCGACAACCTCATCGAGCGTCGTGAAGGTCTGCCCCTGCGAAACCCACATATATCCGAGCGCGATCGTGTCGGTATAACCCACCCGCGAAAAAACGAAGAAGTTTGGATTGACGGCGACGAATGTATCCGGGAAAAACGGCACGAGCCCGAGCGGCGTTGAGGTGCCTTGCGAGAGGCGAATCAAGCGCACTTCGCTGTCTGTGCCGATGCCGTAAATATGGTCGTCGTCATAGACATAAGCCCTTTCAGGCGGGACCGGGCCGGGCGAGAACGTCGCCACGGTCGCGAGCGTTTCGCGGTCGAGTCGGAAAAGCGTCGGGCCACTGAGCGCATAGACATAGGTCGCGGTGCCGCCCAGGATCAGCCAACTATTCCCGGTCGGCGAGACGGCCGTCGCGAGTACCGTGCCGCCGGGGTTAATCACGCCGCCGGGCAACGTCGCGGGCGTGACGATCTGCAATCGATAGATCGTCGTACAACCCGGATAGCCCGAGCCGAGATACATGTCGTTGCCATTACGCCAGAAGTTGGATTCGGAGCCCGCGACGCCGAGATTGAGCGAGCCCGACAAGCTGAAATCGTCGTAGGTGCCGTCCGGATGCAACCAACCGCCCCAGGTGTAAAGGCCGGGCACGTCCGAATAGCCGGATGGCATCGAGAAGCCACCTGACGCGAATGGGACGGTGCCGGTTTGCACCGCGCCGTAGGCGCTCACGTTGACGACAATCACATAGCTGCGCCCCCACGGATACGAGTCGAAGCCCATCGCGATACCGCCCTGAGCGTTCAGACAGGGCATCATGTATAGGCCGCCCGAACCGTGTGGGAACGTCGTGCTAAACGTTGTCGGAATGTTGTTAGTCGAAAGCGCAGCCGGCGACGTGATGACTTCGAACGTAAAGGACGGCAGGTAGTTACCCCATTGCGACAGGTCGAGCGAGTTAAACACGACGTAAGCGAGGCCGCGATGCGCGGGCGTCGCATTGATGCCGAGGGCCGCTTGCATCGTCGGGTCGGGTTCCTGAGTCTCGTCGCCAGGGTAGACGGTGAAATTCGACACCATCTGATTCGAGCCGCTGATCGCCTGGAAGTTGGATGGGTTCGACACGTCGTAAATCAATTTGCCGTTCGCCCAAATGCGCCGCACGCTCGTAATCGGCCCGGCACACAGGCCGAGCGCGAACGACATATGCACCTTCTTTTGTTGCGGGCCTTTGCCGCCCGCGCCCTTGCCGGGGTCTTCGATGTAGGGTTGCCCGGCCCAAATCATATTGCCCGAGACGCGGAACATGCCGTAGACGAGCGGAATCGCCTTGCCATAGGCGCTGTCCTGAATGCGGATGTCGGCGGGGTTCGGGCCTTTCTGGCGAAAAATCATCGCCCCCGCGATGCCGCCGATCGTCCAGCCGATCTCGGCGCCGATCATCGTGCCGACGCCAGGGATGGCCGTACCGATGACGCCCCCAACAACGGCGCCAGCAGCCGACAGAACTAGCTGGCCCATTACTCGACCCCCGGTACGTGATAGGCCGCGACAACGCGCGAGCGCATCGACTCATCGAGCCGCGATTCGACGACCTTGCGATTGGGGATGTACGCATGAATAACGTGCGTGGCGTCCGTCATGATGGCGATATGGATCGGCGTCGAGGCCCAGGCGAATAGCAGCACGTCGGCGCCGTCGGCATCGTCGAGCGGAATACGCGTCAGGTGTTGCTCGAGCACGGGCCGCAAGCGCCCATCGGGGCGGCGCTCATAGTCCGTAAAGTCTGCGTCCGACAGGCCGAGCGCGTGGGCAATGCACGCGAGCAGGCCGATGCAATCGACGCCTACGCCCTTGAGCCGGCCTTGATGCTGATACGGCGTGCCGATCCACGAACGGGCCTCGGCAACAAACTCGGCGCGGGTTACGCTCATCTAGTCCCCCTGCGGCATCAAGAGAATGTCCGGCCCAGGGATGTACGGCTCGCCACGAAAATGCACGATGTTGTTATAGCGCGCGAAGCATGTGCCGATGGTCCGATCGCAGCCGGGCACGATCTGATACGTGTCGCCCACGGCGATCGGATACGGCATCGCCATCGCGAGCGTGACAACGCCCGGCGAAAACGTTTTGACCTCCATCGAGAAACCCGCGTTTTGCCCAGTTAGCCATACGACCTTCCCATAGGCGAAATAGCCGATCGTGTAGTCGTAGTCGATGAAGACTTCCCATCCCGCGTCGGACCCGCTGAACGTATAGAGCCCCGTTGAGTTCACGGCGTATTGCCCGTCGCCCGGACTGCTCGAGACGAGCGAGAGCGTCTTGCCTTGCGAGTTCGTCACGCCGCCATCGGACACGAACGCGCCGCCGGTCGGCGGTACAACCTGGATCGTGAAGGGCGAGCGCGTCGGCACTTTCTCGCCCTTCGTGTCCGTATAGGCGGATATGGTGCCGACTTGAGTCAGCGTCGGATCGTTCCAACTCGTGGCATTGACAAGGCTCGCCACCGATCCCGAGACAGTGAGCGGGCCACGGTCGATGGTGCATTTCGAGTCGCCAAAATTCGCGCGGCACGTCGGCGAATAAACGTCGCCTTGCTCCTGTTGCATCAATTGCGCGAGCCCGCGCATTTCGGCCTTGTAGGCGCCGTTACTGATCGAGACCTGCCCGAGCGTGCCCGAGCTCAAGATAACGGCGCCTTGCGTGAGGTCCGCATAGTTGACGAGCGAGCACCGCACTTGCGCGAAATCCCACAAGCCCGATTCGAGCGATTCGGGCGTGATGTTGGCGCTATCGAAAACGGCCTGCACTTCGAGGTTCGATGTCGACAGGTCGCTCGTCATGTCGATTTGCGAGTGCGTATAGCCGCCCGTCGCCTCGTATGTCACGCCGCCATAGATGATCGGTTGATCGAGGTCGGTAAAGCCGAATTGCGCGCCGTCCTTACGCGTGACGAGCCAGAGCGTGGCGAGGGTTTGCGTGTTGCCCGCGAGGTGCGCGAGCAGCGCGGCGTTGATCGAGCGCATGGTTAAGAGAAAGTTTTCACGATGGATATCCGGTTAAACGAAACCGATAGGTGCAATCCCTATGGCCGCACCTCGATAATCGGAATGGAGCCCCAATCGACGCGCAGATCGCCGCCAGGGCCGCTGCGGTTCATGACCTGCTTTTTCATCTCGTCGGTATCGAAGCGCGCCGGCACATCGAATTGTCCGGCCCAGGTGAGCACGTCCGTATTCAGCGGCGTCGGCGTGATCGTCGCGAGGCCGGTCGTCGTGTCGACCGAATAGCCGCTCGTGAGCGCGACGCCGTTTTTATAGACGACGACCGTGCCGATAACCGGCTTTTGAATGGTGCGCGTCTCCGACAGCGCGCCGTTCGTGTAGAGCTTGCCGAGTTGATAGACGCCCGCCGTCGCCGTTGCCGTGAGCACGCCGTTTGTCGTGGTACAGGTGTAATCGGTCCAATCCTTGATGCGAAAGCCGTAGGCGCGGCCCTTGACCGAGCGAAAGAACGCGTCGAGCGTCGCGGTATCCGCCGCGTTCATCGCGCGCCGGCCGATATCGAATCGAATGCGCGCCTGCGTCCAGGCAACAATGCGCGAGTCGCGGCCCGAATAGACTTGGTTGACGACCGTCAGGTAGGTCGGCCCGACCGTCGCTCCGAACGCGATATTGTCGGGAAAGCGCGGCGATTCGAGGAAGGTCGTCATCCGTACCTCGCCATTGCGATATTCGCGTGCCGCATGATTTCGGCGGCCTGCTGTTGCGAGGACTGCCGCGTCGTTCCGGGCGGCACCGCGATATTGAGATGGAAGATGTTTTGATTGCCGGCGCCCGCGCTATCGCCCATTGGCGTCACGCGCCCGCTATCGTCGCCCATCATGAGATAGGTCCGGTTGGCGACCGTGAGCAACTCCGGGCCGCGCTCGTTGACTTCGTACAGAGACCCGGCGCCCACGGGACCGCCCGAGGCGCGGCCGAGCAGGCTGAATATCCCAAAAAGCGAGCTCAGGCCCGAGGTATCGCCGCCGCCACTCGTCGATGGCACCGTGAAGTTGTACGAACCGCCGCCACCACCGCCCCCGCCGCCGCCTGTCAGACCGAGCAATTGAAAGAGCGCGCCGAACAGTCCACCCCCGCCGCCGCCCCCGCCGCCAATGCCGAATAGGCGCTGCGCGAGGTCTTGCGCGACGATGCGGGTAATGGCTTGCTCAATCGAGTTCGCCATATCGAGGAAATTCTGTTTCAGGGTCTTCGTGCCGGACACGGCCGTATTGATGAACCCGGAAAAACTGCTCGCGAAAATCTCGTCGAACGTGCGGCCGAGTTGGTTCGCCGAATCCTGCAACTCGATAACCTTCGTCTTGAACTGATCGGCCTCGAGGATCATCGGCGCGAGCCCGGTCTGTTGCGCGATGGCCTGCATCTTGGCCGCGATATCGTCGAGCTTCTGCGCGGCCTCGGTGCGCCGTTCGCCGATATCGATCATGCCTTGCAACTCGCTTTGCTGACCGGTCTTGGTGAGCAGGTTGATGCGCGTCTCTTGTAACGCGAGCTCGGTTTCGATGCGCACCGCCTCTTGCTTGAGCTCATTCATGCGGTCCTGCGCGACGATGCCTTCGCGCACTTGACCGGCGAGCCCGAGTGTCGACGTGTCGCCGGCTGCGCGGGCGCGGTCGAGCAATGCGCGGTTGGTGCGATCGAATTCCGCAGCGGCCGTGCTGCTCGGCCGGCCCTGTTGCTTGGCGAGTTCGGCGTTCAGTTTTTCGACGGCCTCGCGGTAGGCTTCCGTATCGCGCGTCATCGCTTCGGTATTGAGCGAGAGCTTTGCGCGATCGGCCGAAATGGCTTGCTCTCTCTTATCGGCGAGCTCATGCGCCTTGGTGAGCGCTTCCGTTTTCGTCGCGTGATCCTTCGCCGCGTTCGCGTACCGCGTGAGCGCCGCGATTTCCTGATCGTAGAGCGTTGTAATGCGCTTCGTGTGCGCTGTGATGACGATCTCTTGATCGTTGTAATAGCCTTCGATCGAGATTTTGTTATCGCGGTAATAGCGCGTCAAAACCTGCTCGCGCTCGGAAAGCAACTTGTCCTCGGCCGTGACCTGATCCTCTAACGGCTTCAGGACGGCCCCCAGGTCCGCCGCCGCATTGCGACGCTCGCCCCGATTGAATTGCTTGCGCACCTTTTCTTTCATCGCCTCGATATCGGCGCGCGAGGCGCCGGCCAGCGTGCCCTCGCGTTCGATCTTTTCGAGTTCGATGCGCAATTGTTCGGCGCCCGTATGGTGCGTTTCGACCATTCGCAACCAATAGTCTTTCGCCTCTACGACCTGTTGATCGTGCTGCGCCTTGGACTGTTGGAGCGAGGCGTTTTCATCATCGCGCATCTTGCGGCGCGTGAGCTCTGTGACGCGGCCCATCGCCTCGCTCAGTTGCCGCGCATAAATGTCCGCGTTGACGCCGCCGGCCGCGCCCTGCATAGCGCCTCTGATCCGGTCGACTTCTTTCTGAGCGTCGGCGAGTTGATCTTCGACGGTCTTATTGCGCCCCCATGAGAGCATGGCGTCCCATGCGCCCGAGGCCATATCCCGCACGCCGCGCCATGCGCGCTGCAAGTAGCCCAGGCTTTGGTCCAGGTCGCCAAGATGTTTATTGAGCGCTTCGAGCGTGACGATTTCGGCCTGTTCGACGCGACCCTGCTCTTCGAGCGCTTTGATATGGTCGTATAGCGCACCGTCGACGAAGTGATATTGCTTATTCGCGTTCGTGGCCCATTTGAGCACGCCGTCCGACATTTTTTCCATGTCGCGGACGATTTCCTCGGACTTCTGGCCCGTCATCGTCGCGAGTTTCGCCGCCGCAATGCTCGCCGATTCGAGCGCGGCGCCCGAGAACCGGCCGCCGGAGACGAATGCTTGCGTGATCTCGCGCGCGTTGCCGATGGTCGTGCCTGAGCTCGCGGCGACGGCATGCGCCATTGCGTTAAACCGGCCTTCTGTGAGCCCGGCATAGTTTCCGGTCACTTGCAACGAATGCCCAAACGCGGTCGATTCCTCGGCGCCCTTGACGAACGCCACGGCGCACGCAATGGCCCCAGCGGCAAGCAAACCGAACATTGCTCCGGTCGGCGACATGATCTTGCCGAGCCAATCCATGCGCTCGCCCAGCACCATAACCGAGCCCGCCGCGCGCTTGAGATTGCCCGTGAATACCTCGTGCGCGATGACGAGCATTTCGCGCCGCGCGCCCGCCGACGCGTGTTCGAGATGGTTCATCTCGTTGGCAGCTTCGCGCACGCCATTGATGCGGCCAATGCGCACGTCTCCGATGCTCTCGAGGCTCTTGCGCGCCTTGACTGCGGCCTGATCCATCGCCCGCGCGCGCGATTCGACGATCTGCGCGGCGCGGCCCATGTCGCTTTCGAGGCGCGACGTGCTCGCGTAGACTTCGACGCCGAGTTGACCGAGGGACATGTCAGGCGGCCTTACGGATGATGTTGCAGTTGCCGAACGCGCCGAGGATCAATTCGGCCTGGGCGTTCGGATCGGCGAGCAGCAAGGGCTTTTCCTCCTCGCGCTCGAGCAGCGGCATGAAATCGGACGGCTTGCGCGGCACGCGGATATCCCGGCCGCCATAGTTCGCCACGGCAGCGGCAATGATGCCGGCGCGCAGGTCCGCGCGGAATTCGCCGATGGGCTCCATGCGATCGTATGCGAGCCATTCGGTGAGCTCTTCCGAGTCGATGTTCGCGAGCAATTGCCGAACGGTCATGCCGAGGGTTGCGGCGAGGCGGAAGTAGAACCGCCGTCCTGGCCGCTCGCGGAGTTTTTTTCCGCGTCCGCCGTGCTCGTTGCGGCAAGGCCGTTAAGCCGTTGCGCGACGACGAAAAGCCGCTCGAGCGCCGCCGCGTTCTTGCCGGCGAGCTCGGCCACGTCGGACGCCGAGTCGAATAGCAGCGCGCCGGCCTCATCGACGGCCGTGCATGCGATGAGCTTCGCGCGCATGTTCACCGTATCGACTTCATAGGCGCCGGTCGGCCCGCGCTTCATCAAACTGGCCTCGTAGGCGTCGCGCTGCGTGCCCGTCATGGTGCGGATGATGACCGCGCCGCCCCACTCGGGCACGTCGACCGTTTCCGTCGTCAGGTCGGACGAGCCGAAAATATCGGCTTTGCTCAGAATCTTCGACATAGCGCCTCACTTACGCGTAGGTGACGGGACCGGTAATCATGAGATTGACGTTCGCCGCGAGCAGCTTGTCGACGCCGCCGTCCCAGGGGAACGTCTCGACGAAGGCGAGCCAAGTCGCGGTATGCCCGTTCGGCAGGGTCAGCTTGAACGACACGATCGCCGCCGAATACAGGAAATTGCGCAGCGCGATCTGGCCGGGGTCGGACATGTCGATGTCGACGTCGAACGTGAACTGGCCGGGGTCATACAGGCCCGGCACATACTCTTTCGCCACGCTCGAGAGGTTGGTCGCATCAAGTTTCGCGACCTTGCCGTCGAAGCCCTTGACCGTCTTGAAGTTGGCGATGCGCGTCCAGGTGACGGGCGTCGCGATCGGCGAGCCCGCCAGCGAAGCGGCGCCCGTCGTGTCCAGCGGAATCGCGAACGTGTTGGTCGTCTTGGCGATGACCGGAAACGTTGCATTGAGCCCAGGCGGCGCGGTCGATCCCGAGATCGTCACGACATCGCCGAGCGCGAGACCGTGCGCGGCCGACGTGCAAATCGTCGGATCGCCCTCGGCGATGCTCGAGATCGTGAGCGGACTACCGCTGCCCGTCGCGACTTGCAGATACGATCCTTGCGTTGAAATGGCGGTGTTGCTCATGGCGGGCGCTCCTCTCAGGCACAAAAAAACCCGCTCGCGGCGGGTCGATTGGTAACGATGCGTGCGGCGTCATTGCCACACTGAAAACTCAAAGACGCGGCGATATGCCTTCACGTCCTCTTCGTACAGGTCGTGCGCGCTCGTCTTTTGAACGCCGAGCACCGACCATGCTTGCAAGGCCGCGCGCACTGTCGCGGCAAGGTTGACCGCATCCGCGTAGGTGCGGCCCCAGCAATCGATTTCGAATACCGTGTTGTCGGCCGGCGGCGTTTGCGAGTCGAGCACGTTTTCGACCGGGCTCGGCATGCACCGATAGACGACATACGGCATCGGCAAGTCTTGACGCGCGACGTTCGCATAGACCGCATTGGGCGCGGCGGCATTGAGCACCACGTATAGCTGCTCTTCGATCGTGCTCATGACGTGCTCACGCGACGCGCTTGACCTTCGTCCAGCCCGTGTCGGTCAGCACCCACCGATCGAGCCATTTTTTGTAATAGTTCTCCGCTGCCTTCACGGCCTCATCGGAGGCGAGTGGCAACGCCGGGCGCAGGAACGAACGCGGTTGAATCCAGACAGCGCCCGCGCCTTCTTTCGCGCGCTCGCGGTGCGCTTTGCGCGTGATGCCTTTCGGACGCGGCGGCACGAACCAATGGCCGAATTCGACCCAGGGCCAGTAGTAGGCATCGAGGTCGACGACCTTGCCGCCCCTGACAACGACGCCGCCGCCTTCTTTTGCCGGCTTCTGCCCGCGTCGCACCGTGACGAGATACGTTTGCCGATACGTGCCCGAGAGCTCCGGCAGATGCTTTTGGATGATGGCGTCACGCAGGCGACCGGGCGCGGGGCCTTTCTTGTCGCCTTCATAGACCGGCGCGAGATAGACGGCCTGTTGCCGAATCTTCGTCGCCATTGCGTTCGCCGCGCCGCGATTGATCTGCATCGCCGCCTGTTTGGGCAACTCGGCCATGCGCTCGAGCACGCCCTCGAGGCCGACGATATGAGTCAGGTTAGCCAAGTGTCATCCCCTCGGTAGCGAGCAATTCGACGATATGGGTTCCCTCGTCGACGTTCATGCACGCCTGGATATCGAAAATCCGCGTGTTATAGACAACGCGGTAGGTCGCGACGAGCTTCGGGTCGTCGAACATCGGGTCATAGCGAACCGTGATGCGATGCGAAACGCCCGAGGCCACGGCATCGCCCGCCATCTTTTCGTAGCCGCTCAATGCCTCGACGAGCGCGTACACCTGGGCGATTTCGGTCCACGACTCGGGCAAGCCGCCGAACGTGTCCTGCGTCGTCGAGCGCTGTTGAATCGAGACAACGCGGTTGAGTTGTCCGGCGCGTAGGTGCGAGGTCGTCATGGCATGAATCTCACGGCAATGAGGTCATATACGGCCAGAGCAGGCTATCGACAAACGGCAACTCTTCGACCTTGCCGCGATTGAGGATCGCGACTTCCTCGCGGTTCTCATACATCGAGCCCACGCGCATGCAAATCCACTGGCGGATGCCCGCCGGCACGACGCCGATGAAGTTTTGATCGCTACCGGCGTCCGTGAACGCGATAGCGTTGCCGGCCATGTCGGTGAACGTGTAGGCGCCCGACGCCGCGCTCGCGACGAGATACGGCGTGTCTTCTGCAAGCGGCGCCGGCAGCGCGCCCGCGCCCGCGTTGTAAAACGAAACCGTGTCGCCCACTGCCCACGTGACGGGGCCGTTGACCTTGATCTTGCCGGCCGCCTGATCGAGGACGGAAAACGGCGACGCATAGCCCGCGTTGTAGTCGATCCATACGGCGGCAATCTGCGGCAGCGGGATCGGCCAAATCTTGCCAAACTGCAGCGCGACGATGCCCGGCGTTAATGCTTTGCTGAACGTGTAGAGCGACGAGTCGACGACTTGGAGGTTGCCGCCCATGTCGAGGTATTGAATCTGCACGACGTCGACGAGCGGCGAATGCGGCAGGCGCACCGAAAAGCCGGGATCGTTGACGAGATCGGAAAACGGCAGCGGCGTGCCAATGCCGGCCATCGGGAATCGATCGATCACGAGCCGATAACGGGCGTGCAAGCACTGTTGCCGCGTGCGCGATTCGGCCGCCATGCGCGCCGCACCAATGAGCAGGCGCAAGACGGAATCTTGCACGCTCGAGGTTTCGCGCACAAACGTTTTGACGAGGCCGAGGCTAACCGGCTCGCCGATCGGGCTTTGCAGGACGATTTCAGGCATAAAAAAACCGGGGCGACGGGTTCATGACCCTTGGCCCCGGCCCTCCGTTGCCGCTGGCGGCGTGAGCGTTACCCGACGATCTGGGCGACGCTTGCGGCATTGAAGTCAGAAGCCGGCCCGAAGCGCGGCAGGAACCCGAGCACGAGGCCCGAGGTTTCGCTCGCGGCCGATGCCGTGGTGACGGACAGTTGGATGAAGCCGAACCCGCCGTTCGTGTCGAGCTCTTGCCCGTCGAGGTTGATTTCGACCTGGACATTGCCGCCGCCGGCCGCCGCGAGTTGCGTGATGGCCTTGCCAGTAATGTCCTTTGCGTTGGTGCCGCTCGAATCGGTCGCCTGTTGAATCTTGGCGTCGATCGTGCCGCCCGAGCCCATTGCGCCGGCCTGGACGATTGCCAAAAACTTCTGGAACTGTGCGGCCGACAGCCAGCCGCTCGCCGCCGTGCCGGCAGCTTGGCTCGAAGGCACGATCGCCCCGAGCACGGCAACCTGTTCAGTTGCCTTGACGTTCATCGGAAACATGGTCAGTCCTTTGTAAAGGCGTTGAATGATCCACCGCAACCGGTCGCGCCGCATATCAACGCGCGGCGAGCGCGATGAACGGCGAGCGCTTGTTCTGGCTCTTCGGCGGCGTGATCGGGTTCTCGAGCTTCGGTGCGCCGTCGACGCGGAACGTCGTGCGGAAAGCCGTTGCATCGGCATCGAAATACAGATGCAGGCTCGTCGCCGTTTGCACGCCGCCGCGACTCGTGATCGACTGGTAGTAGCTCAGGTCGAGCAACGAGATATCCGCTTGCGTCGATACCTGCGCGGCGTGCTCGCTCGTGATGATCGGCCGACCCTTCAACATGCCGTAAGGCGAGGCTTCCATCGAACGCACGCCGCCGCCCGTGGGCATGTAGATCGGATATTGGCCGAGCGCCAGTTGATCGAGCAGCGGCAGCACATCGGGGTTCATGAGCCAAAATGAACGCCCATACGAGCCCGCCGGCAGCAGCGAAACCATATTGATGATGTTCTTCGACGAGAGCGTCATCGTGGCCTGTCCCGTATCCTTCGGTACGACGACGAGCGCCTTGCTGTTCATCACGCCCCAGGGTTGACCGGCGCCGGTGCCAAACAGAATCGCCTCGTCGGTTTTCCAACGGATCGAGGCCGCCGTCTTCTTCGGCAGATATGCGGTCAGCGCGTTCGTGTCGTCGAGCAGTTCGTCCGTGATCGGCACGAGCGCCATCAGCTTATGCAGCCGACGCGTGGCGACGCCGAGCTTCGGCTTCGTCGCGTTCGCGAGGCTTGCCTCGGCCTGCCAATAGGCGCGAATCCCATCGGTGCCCCAGGGCGTCGTCTCATCCTTCGGGAAGACCATCGAGTTACCCGAGACCGGCGTCGTGTCGGTGCGCGGCAAGAGCGCATCCTCCTCGAGCGAGAGCGTGAAAATCTCGGCCGAGTACTCGGGCGGCACGAGAAAGCCGCCATCCTGGCCGCCGGCTTCATTGCCGAAGGTCGAGGGCGCCGCCGCACCGATCAACAGGCGCTCGTCAGGACGCGTGCCGTAGCCCGGCGCCGCTGCGCGCACCGCCTGGGCGAATTCGCCGACCGATTTCCAGCCGCGACGCGGATCGAGCAGGCGATTGTCCGAGACGTCGATGCGCGCATCGTCGGCGATTTCGACGCCCGAGGCGACTTCGTTCGCCGCCATGAGCTCTTCGCGCTCGATTTGCGCGTTGATCGTTTCGACCTGGGCACGCAACGCGTCGAACTGCGCAAGCTGTTCTTCGGTCATGTTGCCGTCGGCCGACGCGTTCGCCGCCGTGACGATCTCGCGCATTTCGGCGACGAGCTTTGCCTTGCGCTGTTGCAGCGCGCGGATTTGCTTGTTCATTTGGGATGCTCCATCAAGACATGCCACGTCCTGCGGTCTATGGACCGCATCGCTCATTGCGTTGCATCGGAACGGGATTGAGCGCGGGCGCCCGCGTGCTTAGGCGTCCAACAAATCGATCTGGCGTTGCAAAAGTGCAGCGCGCGTAGGTTTGGGTGCGGTCTGCGATTGCGTGCCGCCCTGGCCGATGGCTTTCGCCAGTTTGCGCACGACGTCATCGAACGTCGCCACGCCGTCGACCATGTTTTCCGACTTGGCCGCGCTTGCACTGAGCACGCGGCCTTCGCCCATGCCTTCGCGCACCGTGGCGACGTCGACGCCGCGATTCTTCGCGACGCCGCGCGTGAAAGCGCCGTAATAGGCGTCGATGCGCGATTGCATGGCGGCGCGTGCTTCGTCAGTCAGCGGGCCGAACGGATTACCTTCGGTCTTAAACTTGCCGGCCGACACTAGGGTCGTTTCGACGCCTTCCTTTTCGAGTGCTTTGGCGAGGTTTTGATGAGCCGCAAAGACGCCGATCGAGCCGACTTCTCCCCCAGGGGTAACGTAAAACTCGCTTGCACTGCTGGCGATCCAATAGGCCGCGCTTGCCGCGAGAGAGTTGGCGACAGCAAAAACGGGCTTTTGACTTCGGGCCTGATAGATTTCATTGGCGAGCTCCATAACGCCATAGACGCTCCCGCCGGGAGAGTCGACGTCCATCAAAATGCCGCCGACCGAATCATCGGCCAGCGCCGCGCGAAACGCCTGCGTATAGCGCTGAATGCTCATCATGCCCGTGCCGCTCACGTCGTCCATCGGGCTCGTGCGCTGCGTACTGATCCCGTAAAACGGCAGGACGGCAATCGCGCCGCTACCCGCGCGCGCAGCCGCCTCGCCGCGCCGCGCTTCGACCTGGGCCGCGTCGGCGCGCACTTGCGCCATCACTTCCGGCGGCGCGTCGCGCTCGGCCGCGAGCCGCGCGATAACCGAGCAAATCGCGTTCATCCGTTCGGGCAGGATGGCCCAGGGCGTCGACAGGAATTCGCAAATCAATAGCGCGTGTTTCATAGCGCTCCCTCCAAGGCTAGGCGCGTCAGCTTCATGCGCGCGCTATCGGTAAACAGGTCGGCCTCGAGCGATGGACCTTGCGTTTGCAGGAAATCGACGCGCTGCAGGCAATATTCGACGGCCTGCTCGTGCGGCACGGAGAGCGCCTGCTCAACGAACGCGACGTGCTTTTCGTAGGCGTCTGTCACGGCTTCGGCCGGCGCCGCCGCGCGCAATGCGGCCTGCACCATCGCGGTCTCTTTGCGGGCAATGCGCTCGGCCACTGCCGCCGCGATCTGGAAAAACCGCATGTCGGTCGTGGCATCGCTTGTCGTTGCGTGATTCGTTACGGCTTTGCCCGGCGGGGGCGGAGGCTTCGGTGCGCCCGGCGGCGTGGGATTGGCCGGCTTGGCGGGCACCGTCGTCGGCGCGGGTTGCGCTGACTTTCCATCGCTATCGTCGCCATCATCGGCGTCGCTTTCTTCGACCATGTTCAGCGGCCGAAGCGGCTCGTCGAGACCGTCGATCGGATTCATGCCCTCGGCCTTGCGCGCTTCGTTGCGAACGAGCCAGCCGTCGAGAATGCCATTGTGGTAATACATGGCGCGCGCCGCCGCGTCGCCCCGCAAGAGCGCCGTCACCAGGAACGCGCAATCGAGATCGTCCTCGGGCTCGAGGAAGGTATAGCGGATCGCCTCTTCCCAGCGCACGAGCCACGGCATGAGCGTGAAATTGACGAACTCGAGCGATTGCTGCTCGATATTCGAAAACGTCGCCTTGTCCAAGTCGCCGATCAGGTGCGGCGGGATGCGAAAGAGCCGCGCGATCTCGCTCACGCTGAATTTGCGCGTCTCGATGAATTGCGCGTCCTCGTTCGTGACGGAGATTTGGTGATACTTCATGCCGAGCTCGAGCACGGCCGTTTTGTGGCGGTGCTTGCCCGTCTGCGTGGCCTGGAACTGCTCGCGAAAGCGCCGCTTCTGCTCGTCATCCTTGAACTGACCGGGGTATTCGATCCAGCCGCCGGGCGTCGCATCGTTCTGGAAATAGCGCATGCCGTAATCCTGCGCAGCAAGGCCCGTCGTAACAGCCTCGCGCGCGGCCTGGATCGGGTTGTAGCCGATCACGCCGTCGCCCGACAGGCCGCGCAGATGAAACACTTCGCCCCGGCCGAGCGTCGTTGTCGAGCCGTCCGGGTTGCGGTGTTGATAGCGCCAGTTCACCTGTCGCGTGTTGTCGATGAGCATCTCGATCGTGATGCGATCCGGATGCAGCGGAATGAGATCGGTCACTTCGCCCGCACCATTGCTCACGATGCGAGCGAACGCATTGCCGCGCAGCGCGCAATGGGCCTGCATCATTTCGCGGAACTCAAGCGGGTTTTGAAAATTGTTCGGCCGCACCGCGAGCAAGCGATACAGCCAGTGCTTTTTGTTCGGCTTCTTGGCGCCGTCCGCCGTCTCGGTGAAGAGCTCGAACGGCAACATGGAAACCGACTCGGCGAGCACGCGCACGCAGGCATAGACAGTCGTCAAGCGCATCGCCGCGTCGGACGTGACGCTATAGGGCGTGCCTTTGAGCGGAACCGGCGAGAACCAATAGTCGCCCCAGGGCGAGCGGTCGCCGGAGTCGTCCGCATCGGCTCGAATTCGCAGGAACATCAGCCTTTCCTCGTCGCCACGAAGGCGGATACGACGTTGAACGCGAGCACCAGGGCGCCCACGACAACCAATGCGCGCGGTATGCCATCGGACATGCCGACGCCTATGCCGATCATGGCGATGCCCACGAGCAGCGCGAGATTCCAGGCAAGGGCACTCATAGGACGGTCAGTGAATAGTTGTCGGGCATGGTTGGATAGAGCTCGGCGTTCGCCATTGCACGGCCCACGCCCATGATGATCGCGACGGGGCCATCGATTTTTTGCTCCGGTTTGTCCTTACGGGGGTAAATGTTTTCCTTGGCGTCCTCTTTCGCGACGACGTTACTCATCATCCAAGCGAGCACGGGGTTGCCGTCGTGGTGAAAGCGGCCTGACTTCACGGCGGCCATGACTTCCTTCATCGGCGGGCTCATGTTCTGGACGGTTTGCCGGTACTCGACGACGGTCGCGCCATCCTTCGCGAGTTGGTGCGCGAGTTGCGTCGCGCGCCACGGGTCATAGACGACTTCTGTGACCGAAAACCGCGTCGAATCCGCGCGCACGTCCTCGCGGATGATGTCGAAGTCGATTTCGGCGCCATCTGTCGCGTTCAAAAAGCCCTGAATCACCCATTTCCGATAGATGGCCTGATTCGTCTTGTTCTCTTCGATCGCGTCTTCGGGTAGGTAGTACCGGCCAAACGCCCAGTAATGGTCCTGGCCGTTCATCTGCCGCTTGAAGAGGCGCATGTTTGCGCAAATGTCGTTCTTACTCGCGAGGTCGAGGATGATCCAGCACTCTTCGCCCTCGAATTCGTCGATCGTCAGGCCCGGATCGGCGCACATCGCCCATTGCTGCATGTTCATCCAGGCGTTACGCGCCGAGCACCATACGTTCAGGTGCTTCGTCTTGAACCGGTTCTGCTCGATCGGGTTCATCGTCGCGCGCCGCTGCTGCGCCGCGAGGAAGTCGCCGTCGACCGAGACGCCGAAATTCGGATTGGCCTTGCGCAACACGATCGGATCGGCCCAATCGTCGCCTTCGTCGATCGTGTAGATGATCCCGAAGAGCTCGTCGTTCTCGATCAAGCCATCGAGCACCTTCGTGACTTCGCCGTGCTTGTCGTAGCACGGCCCCGCGAGGTTGTAGCCGGCCGTCGTGATGATGACGGTCAACGGCTGCTCACGAGCGCCCATACCGGTTTGCATCGTGTCCAGCATGTCGGGCGAGTCGTGCTCATGGAACTCGTCGATCAGCGCGCACGACGGGCTCGCCCCGTCGCCCGGCTTGCCGATGATCGGCTCCATCTTCGAGCCATCGAGCGGTCGGGCGAGCGACTTGGCCCATACCTCGATGCCGGCCGCGTCGCGCAAGCCCGGCGTGCGCTCGATCATCTGCCGCGCCGGGCCGAATACCTCCCAGGCTTGCTTCTCGGTCGTCGCGCCGCTGTACACCTCGGCGCCGGCCTCGTCGTCGGCGATCAGCATATAAAGCCCGATGCCGGCGCCGAACTGGCTCTTGCCGTTCTTACGCGGCAACTCGGCGTAAATCTCGCGAAAGCGCCGCGTGCCGTTCTTCTTGCGCTTCCATCCGAACGCGCAAACCAGGATGAAGCACTCCCACGGCTCGAGCCGGATACGCTCGCCGCGCTTGGCCCACTGGCCCTTCGTGTGCGGCAAGAGTTCGACGAACTCGCAAACCCGCTCGGCCGCGTCTGCATCGAAGTAGTACGCATAGCCGGCGGCACGTGATGCCTTCAGGTCGTCAAGGTGACGTGCGCAGGCCCGTTGCACCCACTTGCACGCGGGCACGCCGCCACCCAGGACGGCGCGCGCGTAATGGTTCGCGGCCGTTACGTGCGGATGACGCATAAGTCACGCCGTCAGCCCTTGCGAACGAATTTCGCGTATTGCGCGGTCGGGTCGGGCTTCTTGGCCGTCACGCGTGAGCGGCTCGAGGGCGTCATGCCGAACTCGGCGAGCATGCGCGTCATCTGCGCATACGCCTGATTGGCGACCTGCAAATACGGCGACGGGATCGGATAGCCGTGCGCGCTCTTGACGACCGCACCGAGCTTCACGACCTTATCGTTCGCATCCTTCCAGCGGGCGAACGCCTCGCAATACAAGCCGAGCGCGGCCACGTCCAGGCCGGTCAAGAGCCCCGCGTCGTGCAATTGCCGCGCGATCACGGGCCAGTGCCGCTGCGCGTCGGGCGACAGCCAGTCCGGCGCGAGCTCAATATCGGCCAGCGGCGCGGCATCGGGCTCGGCGTCGTTGATCGGCCGCTTGCCCGGATTGCCCCGGATCAGTTTCAACGCGGTCGGCGTCGGCTTTCTCCCTCGCATCATGAATTCCTATCGCTTGCAATTTCATCGAAAGCCCGGCCATCGCCCTCGAGCGTCGCCTGCTTGCCGGTGAAGGCTTGCCAGCGCGTGATCGCGACGTCGACGTAGGCCGGGTTCAACTCGATCGCGTGACAGCATCTCCCGGTCATCTCGGCCGCGATAATGGTCGTGCCCGAGCCGCTGAACGGCTCGTAGATCGCTTGGCCCGGCGAGGAGTTGTTCTCGATCGGGCGGCGCATACATTCGACGGGCTTTTGCGTGCTGTGGCCCGTCTCGGACTTCTGCGGTTTGTCGATCTGCCAAAGCGTCGTCTGCTTGCGGTCGCCGGTCCAATGCCCCGTGGCGCCTTTCTTCACGGCGTACCAGCAAGGCTCGTGTTGCCAGTGATAGTGGCCGCGTCCGATGGCGAACTGCTGCTTGGCCCAAATGATCTGGCAGCGAATATCGAAATCGCATGCTTCGAGCGAGGCTTGCACGCTGCTGGCATGCCGACCGGCATGCCAGACGTAAGCGACTTCACCAGGGAAAAGCGCCCACGCTTCGCGCCAATCGGAGCGGTCGTCGTTTAGCACTTTCCCGATCGCGCCTGCGCCGATTGCTCGATTGCCCATCCCCTCACAGGTGCGCGCGGCTTTATTGCGCCAATCCGCGTCATATTCGACGCCGTAAGGCGGGTCCGTCACCATCAAGTGCGGCCGGACGCCGCCCAGCGCGCGCTCGACTACCGCTGGGTCGGTCGCGTCGCCGCAAGCCAGCCGGTGCCCGCCTAGCGCCCAGACATCGCCGAGCCGCGAGACGGGCTCGCTCGGCGTATCCGGTATCTCGTCCGGGTCGGTATTGCCGAGCGTGCGCTCGGTGAGCAGGTCGACGAGCTCGCCTTCACTGAAACCGGTCAGCGTGAGATCGAAGCCAATGTCTTTCAGGTCGCGCATTTCAAGCGCAAGCATCGCGGTATCCCACCCGGCGTGCTCGGCCAGCTTGTTATCGGCGATCCGATAGGCGCGCTTTTGCGCATCGGTCCAGCCGAGCGCGACCATGACCGGCGCCTCGATCCACTCGAGCAGCGCCGCCGCGAGCACGCGGCCATGCCCGGCGATGATGCTGCCGTCCTCGTCGGCCAGGACCGGATTCGTCCATCCCCATTCGCGCATCGACGCGGCGATCTCTGCGACTTGCGCCGGGCTGTGCGTGCGGGCGTTACGGGCGCTCGGAATCAAGCGCTCGAGCGGCCATCGCTCGACGCGATCGGCGGGCCACTGAGGGGCCTTTGCGGGGCGTTTCATGGCGTTTTAAGGGGGTCGGTATTATCGCGGCCGAAAAAATCTCACCCTGCGCGCGGTCGCGGCACTCGTCGGACGAGACATCTGACCCCCCCTTCCGGCCCCGCAGCACCCGCGCCAGGGGCTCGTGTCGGCCGCGCACGCCGCTCGCGCGAGCTCGGCAAGGGTTCGACATGGGCTCGAACGGCGTGCCCGCCACGGGCCGATTTTGCGAGGGCGACTCATGGCGCGCGGGAGGGACGCGCGTTGCCCGCGCGGGCCTCGGGCTGGACGTTGCCGAAGCCGCCGTTCTCGCGCGCGGTCTTGCGGTCGTGGCATGACTTGGACATCGCCTGCCAGTTCGATTGGTCCCAGAATAGGTGCGCGTCGCCACGGTGCGGGACGATATGGTCGACGACCGATGCCGGCATTAGGCGGCCGGTGGCCCGGCAATCAATGCACTCGCATAGGGGGTGCAATCGCAAGTAATGCTCCCTCGCTTTGCGCCATCGATGGGTGTACCCCCTCTCGTTCGCGTTGCCCCGCCGGTCATCGACCGCGCGCCGGGCCGCCTGCAGATGCGCCTCGCACAGACCGTGTTTCGCACGCACGAGCGCGCCGCACCCAGGATGCCGGCATGGGCGCAACGGATGAGCAGGCATGGCTTAGCACCTGAGAAACGGATGCACGCCGGCCGGATACCAAAAGAGGCCGACGAGCACCAGGATGCAGATCAGAATGAACACGATGCGCACGATGAGCGCGAACGGCGGCGGCAGCGGAATGAGCGTGACGAGGTAATAGAGCAACCCGAGCACGAGGACCGCAATCAGGATTTGGATCAGGACGCCAATCATCGCGGCACCCGACTACGTTACGTCCGCCGGCGTCATGTCGAAGTAGTACGCCTTGCCGATGACGAGTTGCTCGATAGCGGCCGGATTATCGATCTGCAACTCGAGCATGCCCGTCGGCGTGGCCTTCTGGAAGCGTCGATCCTCCTCGATCGTGTTGTCGTACTCGCAATTGAAAACGGCCTTTACGCCGCCCCACGATTGCCCGACTACCGCGTTGAGCCGCATTTTGCATCGCACGGACATGGTTTTCACTCCTGATGAGCCCAAAAAAGAAAAGCCCGTGCATCGCAACGGGCTTGACATGAGGCGGAATTTTCGAGATCTGGCATATTGATATGTTCTCTGTTAATGAATGTCAAGCGGGCAGCTATGATGCAGTCCTAAGAAAATTCACGCATGTAAATCTCTGAGAGACGCGAAATGACCGCCGACAAAGAAATGGCGCGCTTTGCCGCGAGTACTGATCCTCGCTTTCCCTATGCGGTCAATGACCGACTCAAAATCGTCGCGGAAACCGCCCAGGCGAACCTCGATGCGATCAATGCGCGCCTCACGCCGCGCATACCCGAATTCAATCGGCGCGTGCAAGCGATTCTCGATTCGCCGAAATCGAAGGTCTCGAAAATTCATGCGCTGTGGACCTTGATCGATGACGTCAATTCGATAAACGGCGGGCACGTCGCGTGCCGGCGCGGTTGCAATCACTGTTGCCATACCGAAGTGCTCATGTCGCCCGAAGAAGCCGAGGCGGTCGGTAAGCGCATCGGCCGAATGCCGCGCCATCCGAAGCTGCGCAGCGCCCGCGACGAGGATTTCGAGTGCGGTTATTCGAACCCTTGCACGTTTCTCAAAGATGGCGAGTGCTCGATTTATGAAAACCGCCCGGTCGCGTGCCGCGCGCAATACTCGCTCGATGTCGATGCGTTGCTTTGCGAGGTGCCGGACGACGAGCCAGGGCGGCCGGTTCCGTATCTCAATCCGATGCGGTTCAACATGATCCTCTTGCACATCGTTCAGCCGCGAACGCCCGAGTGCATGGCCGATATCCGCGAGTATTTCCCGAGGAAACCCGCATGAAGGTCTACCTGATCGATCCGTACGCGCGCACGGTCAGCGAAGGCGAACTCGCCGCGCTCAATGAGCTTGATCTTCTTCGATCCATCTATGCCATGCTCAAGTGCGAAACCATTGAGGCCGTACGCCCGCTGAATAGCGGCGTGGACATTATGTATGTCGACGAGGATGGACTGGCGGGCGAACAGCAGGCGTTTTTCTTTTGCCGCCTATTCCCGCAAGTCATCGCCGGCAGAGCGCTTTGGATCGGCACGACCCCAGACGGGGGAAACTGCTCACCGGAAATGACGCTCGAATACGTCCGCGATCACGTCGTTTGGAACCCGTCGTTTGATCCACTGCGATAACGAATGGAACGCCCACCGCTGCCGCCGAAGCCTTCGCGCTTTCCTCCGGGAATGGGATGGCTGATCTCACTTCCGGTGCTTAGCACGTTATCTGTCGCTTTGAATCTCTTTGGCGCCCACGCGTGCGCCCAGGCCGGCGACTATCCCTTGCTCGCGATTCAGTGCGCGGCCCTTGGCGCCTTGGCGATAACGTGGATGCGCGATATGCGCCGGACGATCCATGCGCTTCGCGAATGGCAAGCGTTGCGCCGCTCGTGGGAGCAATTGCGCGCATGGCGCGAGCGCCAAGACGGGAAATAGGCGTGATATGCTTCGCAGTGCAGATTGACATATGTCAACGAAGCGAGACCCAAAAAATGAGAGAGGGCCATGAGCGACTACGAAAAATTCGTCCCGTTCGAAATCCGCCTGTTCGTCCATGACATTGTTGCGCAAGCGCGCAATAACTTAGAGAGAGACGGATTTTTAGCGCCCCTGGCGTTCGTCGGGCGCTTTGATGGCTGGACTCGCATTTGCGCCGGGCTAGATCGCTTGACGAAAGATGACGGCATGCGCTTCGTGCGCGGCGTCGCAAAGAAGCATGACGCCGATTTTGTTTTGTTCGTAAGCGAGGCATGGCTGAAGGAATTTCAAGCCGACTCGTTAAGCGAAGCGCGGCGCATTCGCGATGAAGTCGGCGGCGAGGTGCGCGATATACCGGGCCGTCTCGACATTGTGATGTTCGACCTGCAAACGCATGCGGGCGTGTTTGCAGCGCACGCCGAGCGAATTCCGATGGAACGCGCGCCCGGTAAATACACGTTCGGCATCGTCGAGTTCGACAGGCCCAAACTGGCGGAAGGCCGCTTCGTATCCCTACTGCCGCCGCGCGAGGGCAAACAATGACGGATCACAACATGGAAAACCTGCGCACGGGCGAGCCGGTGCGGATCAAATGCGACGGCCAGAGCATCGCCGGCACCGTGATCCTGGCTTCGTCGAATGGCAGATCGCTATTGCTGGCCTTCGAAGGCATCCTGGCCGGCCACGTTTTCCGGATGCCAGTGCTACGGGACGAAGCCGGTCGCTATCAATCGATCGTTTCAGGAGACTTCGTAGAGGTATGTCGGTCGAACTGAACCTCACCTGTCCGCATTGCGGCGCCCATAACGACCGCCATTCCGCCGTGACGGAACCCGGCGAGGCGCCGGCCCTGCCATCCGATGGCGACGTATCGATCTGCATTTCGTGTGGCGAGCTCGCGATATTCGATATGCACGAGCGCTGCCTGCGCTTGCCGACGATCGATGAAGCGAACGATCTCGAAAGCAATCCGGATTTATTGTTGTGCCGCGCCGCATGGCGGGCCATGAAAGATGCCAACTCCCACTGACCGAGAGGTTTGCATGACGACGAGAAAAAACGGAGCCCTACGCGATCTGTTGCGCCAGCAAGAGGCGTTGCAAAAGCAAATCGCCGAGATTCGCGAGCAAGAGAAGGCCGACGCGCTCGAAACGATCCGCACGATGATGGCCGATTACAGCATTACCACGCTCGAGATCGAAGGCCGCAAACGACCCTTCAAACCACGCGGGCCACGCAAACCGAAAGTCGTCGCGGAGGAATAAATGAGCGGCGGTGCTTTGGACTATGCCTATTTTCACGTCGAATCGGTCGCCGACCAGATCGAACAGGACTACGCCTCGACGCCATTGGATCACGAGTTCGTCGAACATCTGCGGCTTGTTGCTGCGGCATTGCGCGCGCTTGAATGGGCGCTATCGGGGGACTCGTCGCCCGAAAAAGCCGTCGAAGCAATCGAACGCTGCCTGGGGCATGACGCCAAACGAACGACCGAGGGCTGAATGGAAGACGCGATAACGGGCGAGCTCTGCACGTGGGCGATTTTCGCGCATCCCCTTGATTATCCGTTGGGGTACGTCGCGCGCATGTTCATCGGGGCTGAGCCAACGGCAACGGCGATTTATGGCCCGACGCTCAATGAGGTGCGCGAGGTTCTTTCGCGCCTCTATCCTGGGCTGTATCGCATGCCGCGCTTTGCGCAGGATCATCCGAGCGTCGTCGAGACGTGGCTCTAGGCTTTCAACTCGTTGAACGCGACCGGCGCGGGCGACGGCAACGGTAGCCAATGCGTCGGTCGCTCGCCATGCGCTTCCCATGCGTGCGAGCGATGGTCGTATCGGTCGATGTCGACATAGCGGAACTGATCGGCCACTGTGACGAGCATGTATTCGCTCAAGTGCCCGCGCGTGGCTACAGGCGGTAACTTGTCACTGACGCGAATCCAATCGAAGGTGCTCGGCGTTTTCACGTGAAACCTCATCCGATCGTGAGCTTCAAATCGCGCGACGCCCGATCAAGCGACCAATGCTGACCGTCGGCGGCCGGCTTGCGTTGCGAGAGTTCATAGAGCAAGTGCCGCATTCCCGAGTCGCGGTGCTTCGGGCAAAACATCGCCGTTCGATCAAAGTAGCCCGTGAACCATTCCCAATCGCTCGCCTGCGATGAGGTGAGCGGATCGGGCGCGATGGCGCCGCATACGATGCACCGCCGCGCGGGCATCATGGCTTCGGCCCGAACTCGCCACGGGCGCACCGCTCAAGCACGCGCAGGACATAACCCAGGTCGTGATGCGTATTGCGCCATGCAGGGTTCTCAGCCTTCGGCTTGGCATTCGCATGCGCGCGCGAGATTTGCAGCACGCGCTCCTCGTTGAGGATGGCTTGTGCGCATGATTGCCAATCCGGCGCGGCCTCGTTTTTGATTTCGGCCCAATGCACCGTCACGAAGTCCTCGAGCGCGCGTTGCGGGTCGTCATATCGGCAGTCCTGCCGCGTCATCTGAAAGTGAATCACGTCATCGACCGTCATCCGGCACACGACGGCCGCCTTGCCGTCCGCTGAGAAGGGTTCGGTCCATTCAACGATTCGCGTCATTGTCCGCTCGCATAGTGATGGGTTTCGCTGACGATCGGCTCGCCGTTGCACGTGCCGCGCTCGGAGAAAACCTCCGTCAACGTGTCCAGGGCGCGCATTTCGAAGTGATAGAGCCGATCGTCGATGGCGTGGAAATAGTTGTAATAGTGGACATGCGAGCGGCCGAACTGCTCGGCAATCGCGCGCAAGGTGATCGGCGTAGTTTCCTTGACGTTCGCAAAAACGCGCGCAACGAGCACATCGCACTCGCCCTCGCTGAGAATGTCGAACTCGCCGCGCATCCGATCGGAGAGCCGCTTGATCGCGTCGGCGCGATCCTGGCTGAACATGAAGCGCCGCTTTCCGCTCTCGAGGTCTTCGAAGTCGGTCAGGCCATAGCGCGCGCGAATGGTCGCAGCCTCGAGTTCGGGCAAGCGGTCGACGACCATGCCGCGAATGAGCGTGCATTGCGCATGAATCTGTTCGTTCGTCAGGCCATCGAAGAACACGACGCGAGGCATCAGGCGATCCCACACTTTGGAACGCCGGATATGGTCGCGCAGGATGCGCGCGCAGGCCGACTCGGGCGAGCGTTGATAGGCAGGCATCCGATACGCGACAGACAACGCGCACGGCACTGTCGCGAAAACGCCCTCGCTCATACCGGCGCCCCCTCGGCCTCGCCGATGATCTCGAGCGGGTCATCGTCGCGCGCGAGCGGATTCGGTTCGAACGCATAGACCGAGAGCTCGACGCGCGGATCACCCGAGTAGCGCTTCATGACGCACGCCGTCACGATCGCCGCGTCGTCCTCGTAGACAACGCCGTTCATCGCGTCGCTGCAGGTCTTGCCGATGTTGTCCCAATCGGGTTTGACCTTCGGCGCGAGGATGCCAATGTGCGCTTCGCGCTGGCGCCATTTCGGCCACGAGGTCGGGATCGGATAGAACGCCTTCACGACAAGACAGATCGCGCCACCCGCCGGGCGTCGACCGCGCATCGCGATTTTGGCCTCGATCGCGATCTGCTTTTCATACTTTCTCGTCTCGGGCGGCGTGTATTGCTGCACGAATTCATCGCCGGCGGCGTTGCGCGCGATGCGCGAGCGATGGCGGCCCTTGCCGACAGGAATGCCCGGCACAACGAAATTCACGATGGTTTCGAGCGCCATGATGTTAGAACCCCGTCGGCTGATGGTGCATGTAGCGGTGCAATTCCTCGCGCTTTTCCTGTTCGTAGATATCGCAGGGCACGCGCCGAATGTCGCCGGCATCGAACATCAAGCGCGCGGCGACGAACACGTGCGCGATTTCCTTTTCGAGCGAATCGCGATTGGTCGGCCCTCGCGGCGTGAGCGGGTGCGTGCTCTCATAACCGTGCCGCAGGATTTTGCAAATCGCATGAACCGATTCGCTCAACTCCTCTGCGAGCAACGCGAGGCGTTCGGCTTCGGCTTCATTGAGGCGGTTGAAGTGATGCGTATCGACGATCATGTCGGCCCTCCGATGCGTTTGACCTTCACTCCGATCTGCTCGAGCAATGCCGCCGACATTTCCGCGCTCGTCTCGTCGGGCAGCAAGCGCATGGCCTGTTGCGAAGTCAATCGGCCTTTTGAAACGGCGTCGCTTACGGCGAGCTCTCGCCCCGCCGGGTCATACCCGGGCGACAGACGCCATTGCGGCTTGCGTTGCTCGCAGCGCGCAAGCGTGATGATGCGTTCGTAGCAAGCCCGAAATGTGAGACGCGCGCCGACCTTATCGCCCGCCTCGAGCAAGGGGCGCGCAACGCCCCAGGCTTGCGCCATCTCGTCGGTCCAAACGACCGATTGCACTTCGTCGAACGGGATCATCGCCCAGGCTTCGTCAGCGCTCGGGCGTCCGTCGTCGAGCCGCGCAACGACGTCGGCGAGCGTCAGGACGCCGCGCACTTCGCGCCGGCAGCGCGAGAGCGCACCGATCACCTGGGCCTCGGGATAGGCCGACAGATCGGCCGCGAACTGGCGTGCGGCGGCCGGCGAGAAGACCTTGCCGCAGAGCTCGGCCGTAACCGCAATCGCCTCGAGCACGCGGCTAGTTGCCATGCTCGGCCTCGTTGCGTTCGCGCTCACGCGCCTCGGCGATGAGCGGCGCAAAGGCGTTCGCGTTCGTCGCCGTGCGATCGATCATCGCCGCTTCCGTCGCGGTCATCGGCCGCTGCGTCGCCCATTGCGTGCGCACCGACTCTGCGTCCTGCAGCAGCAGACCGACCGCATGCGAGCGGCGGACGTAGTAGCCGTTGCCGTGGCGCACGAAAAACCGCGCGATCTCGGGCGCTTCGGCCACGCCGACGCGTTCGACGAAGTGCAGCATCTGCGAGTTGACGATCGCGTTTCGAATGGGTTCGACGCCGTAGCGAGCGACATACGCCTCGGAATACGCGGCCCAGGTCGGCGCCGTGTCCGGGCCAGGAGCCTTCTCCGACGCGGCTTTGCGCGATTTGCCGCGACCCTTGCGGACAACCATCGGGCTACCCATGTCGGAACCATCGGCCGAACCATCTTCGGCGCGATCCTTATCCGGCGTGGGTTTGCGGGCAGTGTCCTCGAGCAATTCGCCTTGCATCGGCGCATTTTTCGCCATCGCCTCGAAGCGGCGAACACTCGCGAATTCGCTCGAAGGCTTGTCCGGCGGGGCTTTCGGCCGTTCGGGTTCGGCCTCGCGCTCGCGCACACGCACGCGCGGGGTCAACGGCGCGGGAGCGCCGTTAACGCCTTTGACTTTGGGGTTGTCTTTATCTTTCATCTCACATCTAACATCTTTAATCTGGTTCGGGGATGGATCATCGATGGTTCGCCGATGGTCCGCGTTAGGTTCGGGCGATGGGTCGGCGGATGGTTCGCGTATGGTTCGGCGCATGGTCCCGCTTATGGTTCGCTTATGGTTCGCCGATGGTTCCTCGGATGGGTCGGCTTTTTTGCACGTCTTGCGATTTGTCGCAAAGCCATGCGGGACGGGCTTGAGCGCCTCATCGAAGGCACGCGCGAAATGCTCGTTACGCGCGATGATCGGCTTGATTGCGCGATGGATTTTTCTCTTCAATGCGCAGTCCGGGATCAAATCCCAGCCCACTCGCCACGCACGAACGTTGTCAGGTGAGCGCGGAAGATGACGTTTCAAAACGTTCGGCAACCATAGAATTTGGCGATCCCAATCGGCTTCGGCCATTTTGCGGCCAAAAATCTCACGGAAACACGCGTCGAATTCTTCAAGACTCCAATGCAAAGCCTCGGCAATCGCGGCGCGTCCAATGACGTAGACCCCAGGCACCATGCGGGTTTGAAGGGTATGCGGGCCAGTGAGCAGATAGACCCATAGGGCCTGTCCGCTCGGTTGAAATCGCGAGAGCTTCACAAATTTTTCGTCGGCCCACATGCGCGTCTCGAGCATGCTGAATGGCGCGCGCGCGTCTCCGTCTTGCGCCTTGATTTTCATTCGTGCGTCTCCTATGTGAGAACGGCGGGCGTCAATACCACGGCCTCGCCGCGCTTGCGACGCGTGCGGGCGACGCGCAAGCGCCGGATCGAGTCTTCATTGATGAGCGCGGAAAAGCGCGCAATGTCCGTGTCGAGCAAGCCGGGCCAATCGAGCTCAGGCCGCAGCGCGATGAACAGACGCACATGATGGCCTGGGATCGAGCCTCGGGCCTTCATCTGCGAGATCGTTGAGGGGGATGAATCGATGAGCCTGCGAACGGTCCGATCGCCGCCCATCGCGATAAGAATCTTTTCCACGTCCATGACCTCGGATTAAAGGCTACCTCGCACAAAATGCCAAGGCCGTAACGTGATTGACATTCGTCCATGCGTGCACTTGAATTCGTTGCGTTCCCCACGGATTGCAACATTGCACGCAATGAAAAATTTGCTGAGGCATCGATCGTTTCTTCGGCGTCTGTCGCGCCGGCAAAGGCGCGCATGGTTCGAGCAATGGAAGCGTGCAAAGCCGCGCGTGTCGATTAGCGGTGCATATATGCCGCAAAGCGTGACGCGCAGTTTTACTTATGTGAAACTAACGGAACTGTAATCGGCTATGGATCGCGAGCAATTCTTAATCGAAAGGAAAAGCGGCGTCGGCGGCAGTGATGCGGCACCCATCCTGGGCCTATCGCCCTTTAAAACGGCTTACGAGGTATGGCTTGACAAGACGAGGACCGAGCTCGTCGACAACGACGTCGATACGCTCGAGCGCGTACAGTTCGGACGCCTGATGGAAGACATCATCGCTCGCGAATACGCCCGTCGCGAAGGCGTGAAGGTACGCCGCCGGCGCGAGCTCATCAGGCATCCGCGCTATCAATGGATGATCGCCAATCCCGATCGCTTGATCGAGGGGCGCCGCTGCGGGCTCGAGTGTAAGAACGTGGATTCGATGGCGTTTCGCCTGGGCGATTGGGGCGAGCCCGGCACCGATCAGGCGCCCGACGAATACGTTCTGCAGTGCCAACATTACATGATCGTGCTGGACTACCCTGTCTGGCACCTCGCGGCATGCGTGGGCGGCAATCGGCTCGTGACGTTCGTGATCGAGCGCGACAAGGAACTAGGCGAGATGCTGATCGACGCCGAGCATGAGTTCTGGCAACACGTCGAGGAGCGCCGGCCCCCGCCGCTGGACTACGAGCACTCGACGAGCCTGCCGCTGCTGCGACGTCTGTATCCCGGCACCAACGGCGAGACGATCGAGCTCGGCGAGGACGTCGCGCATTGGCACCACGTCAAAGAACAGGCCGACGATATCGTCAAGCAATACCAAGGCGTCAGTCAGGTCGCGCGCAATCACATACTCGAGGCCATCGGCTCGGCCTCGGTCGGCCGGCTTCCCGATGGCAGCGCCTATCGCCGCAAGGTTGTCGAGCGCAAGGCATACGCGGTCGAGGCCGCGACCTATGTCGACTGCCGCCACGTCAAAGCAAAGGACAAGTCATGAGTCATGCCATTGAATCGCCGTTCGGCAATACGCGCGCCGAGCTCGCACAAACGGCCGGCGCCCGCCAGGGGCAGAGCCGCGAGGTCGCGGAAATGCAAGTCACCTACCTCATGGCGCAGCAGTTCCCACGCGATCCGAAGGCGGCAATGGATCGGATTCTTGACGCCTTCACGCGCCTGTCGCTCGCCGAAAAGTCGCAATACGAATACTCGCGCGGCGGCACCGAGATTCGCGGGCCGAGCATCAAGGCGATGGAAGCCATTGCGGCGGAATGGGAAAACATCGACGTCAAGTGGCGCATCCTGTCGCGTGGCGTCGATGCGCGCGGCATCCCGTTCTCCGAGGTTGAGGCCAGCGCGACCGATACCCAGACGCGCACCCGCAAGAGCATCGCGTTCATCGTGTCGCACTGGCGCGATACGAAGACGGGCGGGTATGCCCTGAAAGACGAGCGCGACGTGTACGAGCTCTGCGCGAACATGGCCCAGCGCCGCGTGCGAGCCTGTATCGAGGCCGTGATCCCGACCGACGTCATCGAGGCAGCAATGGCGCAGGCCGACACAACGCTCCAAAAGGTCGACACGAGCCCCGAGGCAGTGCAAAAGATGCTCGCGGCCTTCCAACCGTTCGGCGTAACGAAGGCGCACATCGAGAAGCGCATCCAGCGCGCGCTCGATACGATCAAGCCGACGCAAATGGTAACGCTCAAGCGCATCTACGCAAGCCTGCGCGATAGCATGAGCGAGCCCGCCGATTGGTTCGACATGCCCCCGGCCGCGTCGCCCGCTCGTGAAGGCGAACCGCCGGCCGGCGGCACGAAAGCCGATTCGATTAAAGCGCGCATGCGCGAGCGCGGCGGCGAGCCGGCAGCGCCGAGCGAGCCCGAGCCAGCGCCGCCGCAATCGAGCGCGCCACCGGTCGACACGGCGCCGAGCTACGCCGAAATCGCCACCGCGTTTCAAGAGGCGCAGACGGTCGAGGATGTCGACGCCATCGCCGACCTGATTCGTACATTCGAGCCCGCCGAGCAACGCGACGAGCTCTCGCTGATCTATCGGCAACGGCGCGATGAGCTCGATCCGCCCTTCGAAAGCAACCCGCCCACCGAGCCCCCGCGCTCGCGGGCACGAGGCCGCCGCACGTCGTAATGCGGCGCAACATGACACGGTAGGGGATGAAAATGACTCGAAAGAATGAAGCGGTCGAAATGGCGAGCGAAACCGTCGCGGGCGATCTACTGGCCGCGCTCGTGCAAGAGCTCAAGGTATTGCCCGATATTTGGGCGAAGTTGCCCGAGGCCGAGCAGAACGAAATCATCGACCGTCTTCGAAAGCGCGTCGGCGACAATGTGCGTCAAGCGGTGCGCCTGATCGCGAGCGAAAAGCGCGTCACGGTTGCGGCCGACTTGAAGAAGGTCGTTTTCGGCGACCATATCGAGGCCGTGTTTACGATTGCCGCGCGCGACCCGGCCCGACTGGAGCTCGCCGACTCGCGCGGTCAGGCATGCCTCGTGGTCGTGACGGACGCCGCCGCGCACATGGGCGGCCTCGATGATGTCAAAGGCGACTCGGATCAACGCGATTTGCCGCTGAGCGATGGCGCCGCGATCGTCGAGCAAATGCGCCGCCGTTCGAAGCGCAAACCGCCGCCCAATGGCGAAGCGAATTCCGATTTGCACTGAACCCCCGTCTAGCCGCGCCTGTTTGACTCCCGACGTTTTTGCGTCGCCGGGCGCGGCCCCTTTTTCTTCGGAGTGCAAAGCGATGAGCAGGAACGCCAAGCGACAGCGCGAGACGATTCCCGTCGATGAAGTGATGATGGTCGACAGTTTCGAGCCCGACTATGAATCGAAGTGCGCGAACTGCGGCGAGTCGCCGACTGTGCTGGGCATCAAAGACGGCAAGGTCGTCTATGCGTCCGATATGTGCGGCCTCTGTACCTGGGGCGAGGCGGATTGCGTCGACCCGGCCAATTGGTGAGGAGCGGACAACCATGCACCTGAGTTCACGTTACACGGTCACGCTGACCGTCTACGTCCACGATTCCGAGGCCCTCTATAACGCGGCCTTTGCCAAGCATCGCGACGTCGACCCAAAGACGGCGATTGAAGAGTTGCAGGACGAAGACGGCGAGGTCAACGTCGAGGCGTGCCTGCAATATCTATATGATCCCGGCGAGTCGGCGCCGGGCACCGAAATCGATCAAGTCGAATGTGAGGAGTGTTAAACACCCATGAGCGAGCACAAACTGCGCGACGGCCTGCCAGCGTTGCCCCCGGAAATGATGAACCTGCCCATCGACGAGCGGGGCTATCCGGTTCCGTTCTTTGTGGCCTGGATCAACGGCAAGCCCGATTTTCGCATCGTCGACCCGGCGAAGAAGGAACGGGCGATCCGCTTTCATTGCTGCTGGATATGTGGCGGCGCGCTCGGCCGCTATCGCGCCTTTGTCATCGGCCCCATGTGCGCGGTCAATCGCGTCTCGTCTGAGCCGCCGTCTCACCTGAATTGCGCACTGTTCGCCGTGCATGCTTGCCCGTTCCTGGTTATGCCGAAGGCCCATCGGCGCGAGGTGAACATGCCCGAGGGCTCACGCGATCCGCCGGGCATCTTTGTCACGCGCAATCCTGGCGTCGCCCTGGTTTGGGTGACGCGCGAGTACCGGATATCGCGGCACGCCGACGGCGAGCTCTTTCGCCTCGGCGAACCGCATGCAACGCTTTGGTACACCGAAGGCCGGCGCGCCACGCGCGAAGAAGCGCAAGCGTCGCTCGATTCGGGCTTGCCGATACTGCGCGAAATGGCCGCCGCCGAGAACGCCTTACCCGAGCTCGAACGGCTCGTCGCCGCCGTCGAACCGCTTTTGCCGTAACTGAACTGCGCCGAATGGCGCTCTTACTGAGAGGAGAGTATCAAACCATGGCACACCCCTACATGGCGATTCAAGAGCGTGCGGCAAAACGAATCAACGGCGTGCAGCACGTCGACACTCCTATCCGTCGCATTACGTGGACCGATCATGAGGTAGAGCTCGTCGCGCGTGAGGCATTCGAAGTGCTCAAATCCGAGAACGGGAGCATATCGAACATGGAAGCCGTGCGCCGCGCACAAGAGACTGTACTCGCGCCCGATCGTCATCGCGTGATTCGTCAGGAGCGCGACCTAACCGCGCTTCTCCCTGTCTGGGCCGACCTGCGAGCCGCAGAGGCGGCGCCCGCCGAGCCCGAACCGGCGCCCGAGCCGACCGTGCCCGATAGCTGGCGCGCGGCATTCCCGGTATCGGAATCGCTCGCATCGACAGGCTTCGAGCCGACGAGCATCGCCGCCATCTTGAACGAACCGGACGAGCCCGAGCCGGCATCGACGAAGGATCGCAAGACGCTCGTGCGCTGGAACGCCGAGGAGCGACGAAAGATCGCGGTCGAGAGCAAACGATTGCTCAACGACTTTGAAGACATGGGCAAGCTTGAAGCGATACGCAAGGCGATCGAATACACGATGCCCCCCAACCGCCAACGTGACATTTCGAGCATCGTTCATGTGCCCTGGATTACGGACGAATGGAAGGTTATCGACGAGCTCGATCGGACGGAGCGCGAGGAGCGGCAGGCCCGCGAGCGTGCGGCCGAGGCCGAGCGCGTCGCCGAGGAATCACGACGAGCAATCGAAGCGGCTCGCGCCGAGGCCGAAGCGGCTAAAGCGATCGATCCCGCTTCGCTGCCTTTTGCAACGCTCATCGAGGCCATCGGCGTGAAGATCGCCGGCATGCTCCTACGCTCGATCGGTGAGCAATTACAGGAATCGATCATGCAACGCATAACCGAAGCGCTCGGCAACGTCACATTGCCGTCGCCGGGCGTACTACCCGAGGGCGCGACGCGGATGCACGCGGCGCCACGCGACCGCAAACCGCGCGTGCTCGTCGTCGGCCTCGTGCGCCAGCAAGAAGACGATGTATCGCGGGCGCTCGGCGAATTGTTCCGATTCGACTATGCACGCGTCGAGCATACGGACAATCTGGAAGAAAAGGCCCGTGGCGCCGATTTGGTCGTGCTCATGACGAAGTTCATTTCGCACAAGCACCAGGACATCGTGCGGCGGGTCAACGAGCACATCGTGTATCGCAATGGCGGCGTGACCGAGCTCAAGCGCTGGCTCACGCAATGGATCAACGGCGAGGTCATCCCGGCCACCGCCTGACGAAAGGAAGTTGATGAATCGCAATCTGTATGTGCTCGACGGTCATGAGCCGCGCCGCGCGCGGTCTGTGCTCGATTGGATGAAGTGGTTTGCCAATACCGACCGCACGGTTGCGCTCACGCGTATCGACGACATGGATGTTTCGACCGTGTTTATCGGCATCGATCATGAATTCTCGCCGCATGGCGTGCGCTTTCGTGGCGAGCCGATGCTGTTCGAGACGGCCATTTTCACCACGTCGCGGGTCGTGCGCGTGTTCCGCCATCCCTCATGGGATGAGGCCGCCCAGGCGCACGCGTTGATCGTCGAGTGCCTACAGGATGCGATCCATAAACGACGCATCGATCCTAACCAAGCCATCGCCGAGGCCGAGGCGCAATGGCTGCAACGTGGAGTAAAAGAGCATGGAAACGCTTCGTGAGGGATGGACGGAATATGAGCGCGGGGTCATCCCCGAGGGCATTTCGGAGACCTCGCGCGAGGTCGTGCGGCACGCGTTCTATAGCGGCGCGATTGCGCTCATGGTGATCGGCGAAACGTACCGGGCGCGTCACGTGAACGAGGAGGAGCAACGAGCCGTGCTAGAAGGTATCGTCGACGAGATTGCCGAGTTCAACGCTGGCTGCGAAGTGAAGATGCTTTTGCACGTGCTCGCGGGCGTGACGCGGTAGGAGGAGCGATGAGCACGAAGCCATGCGTCAAATGCCGGCGCGAACTGCCGCTTGCGAAATTTCGCGCCTCGCTCGACAACCAGGACGGCCTGACTAAGCGTTGCGATGATTGTCTCAGGCGCGAATCCAATGGGCGCCGCAAGCGGCATGCGGCGGACCCGGAAAAAGAAAGGGCACGTTGCCGACAATGGCGGGCTCGCAACCAAGACCACACTCGACAATATCAACGCGACTTCTATTCAGCGAACCGCGATCGTCTGCTCGCTGAGAACGCGGCGAAGCGCGCAGAGGCGCGAGTCGGTCCGCCTAAGCCGCGTCCGCTGACCGGCCGCAAATACGTTGCAGTTCCCGAGGGTATGCGTCGATGTGCGAACTGCACGCGAATGCTGGAAATGGACCGGTTCCGCTCGGTCAATAATCCGGAGCGCTTAACGGCACGCTGCGATATATGCCGCGCGCGGGACCGCAAATACGCGAAGGAGCATATCGAGCGACGCAAGATTTCCGGCGCCACGTGGCGACAATCAGAAAGGGGGCGCCTGTTCGCGCAAAGGCGCAAACAAATGCACGGGCCGGAGTTGAGGCGCGAGTACCGGGAAAAGCATCCCGAGAAATGGAAAGCCGGGCGCGCTCGCCAACAAAAAAGCGCGCGGCAAAGACTTACTGATGCTTTTGTGCGCGGCCGGCTAACAAGGGGAACGTCGCTACGTTCGCGCGATATACCGCTCGATCTCGTCGCCTTGTATCGCGAGCACATCAAGGTAAGGCGCCTACTCAGGAGGATGCGCGATGAAGAACATTCATGAGGTGATCGGCAAGCTGGGCAACGTCATTAGCGGGCTCGAAAGCCGCGAAATCCCGCCGGCTATCGCAACGGAAATGAGCAACGCGTCGGGCAAGATCATCAGTGCCTTGAAGGTCGAGCTCGAATACCACGCGTTGCGGAAGAAGCAAATCGTTCCAAAGATCGATTTTTTGGAAGCCGAGAAGTGAGCGCGGCGTAGGTCTGACGAATAGGTTTATCACCCGTGGTAGAGTGCCATTTCCCGGCGGATTTCGCCGCCCTAACGGAGAAAGGAAATGGCAAAGACAGCAGAGCCGCTCTGGACGCGCAACGAGCTTGCGGCCTATCTGGGCCTGACCATAACGACGGTCAAGACGTACATGAGCAGAGAGCCCGATCGTCTGCCGCCGCGCGCGGCGACGACCGAGGGCGGCGTTAGATGGAAACCCGATGTTGTGCGGGCATGGGCGGCGCGGCAACCTGCGCCGGCCACGACGCCGAAAGGCGGACGCCCGCGAAACGAAATCAAGCCCGCGCGCAAGCGACCCAGGAGCAAACCATGATCCACTGGATCACGATCGCAAAATTCGCAATGGAAACCGGCTACAGCGAAAAAGCTGTGCGCAGGAAGATCGAGGATCACAAATGGCCCGACTCGCTTTGGACGAAGGCACCAGACGGCCATATCCTCATCAACGTCGAGGAATATGAATCATGGGTAAGCAATACGAAGGAGTTCGCGCGCGGGGTAACGCGATCCAAATCGACTTCCGCTTCGAAGGCGAGCGGTGCCGGGAGACTGTCGAGTCTGAGCCCACGCCGGCCAATCTGAAAAAGGCGTCCGAGTTTCGCGCGTCCATTCTCTACGCCATCAAGCAGCGCACATTCAAGTACGCCGAGGTCTTTCCGAATTCAGCACGCGCGCTGCGTGCGGTCGAACGTGGTAGCACGATGGCCGGCGTGCCCGGCGATATCGATACGTTCGAGAAGTATTTCGAGGCGTGGCTCGATGGCTATAAGCAACAGGTCAAAGCATCGACGTTCGAAGGTTATCGAAAGATCGTCGACAACATTCTGATTCCCAAATTCGGCCGGCTCCGGCTCGCGGAACTAAAACGGCCGCTCATCAAAGACTGGCTCAAAGAGTACGCGGCTAAGCACAAGCCGACAAACAAGCGGCTCGGCAATATTCAAAGCGTGCTGCGCAAAGCGCTACACGATGCCGTCGACGATGAAAAGATCGAACTCAATCCGATGGACGGCTGGAGCTTTACGGTCGTCGAGGAGGTGAAAGACGAGGACGAAGACGACGACGTCGATCCTTTCCCGCCCGAAGACATCGCCGCCATTCTTTCCAAGTGCAAAGAGCAGCAAGAGCGAAACCTGTTCGAGTTCGCGTTCTGGACGGGCTTGCGCACCTCGGAACTATGCGCGCTGCAATGGGGTAACGTGGATTGGAACGCTGGCACGGTAAGAGTGCGCCGTGCGGCGACGCGTGCCGGCCGCGCGGCCCACGTAAAGGAAGGGCCGAAATCGAAGGCCGGACGTCGGGACGTCAAACTGTTGCCGCCCGCCCTCGCCGCGCTCAAAGCGCAGAAGCCCTTTTCGTTCCTGCTCGAGGGCGGCGACATTTTCTTGAACCCGAGAACGGGTAAGCCGTGGTCCGGCGATCAGGTGATTCGCCTCGCTTGGGTCCGCGTCCTAAAGCTGGCCGGCGTGCGGTACAGAAATCCGTATCAGACCCGACATACATTTGCGTCGATGATGCTTTCAGCCGGCGAGCATCCAATGTGGGTCGCGAAGCAAATGGGCCATAAGGATTGGACGATGATCGGGCGTATCTATGGCCGCTGGATGCCGCACGCGAACCCGAATGCGGGCTCGAAAGCCGTCGAGTTATTCGCGTCCGAGAGCCGGGGGTTCGTGACCGGCGACGGTGACCAAGTTGTGACCAAGGGGGTATCGAACGGGGGGAATTGA